TTAGGTTCATATTTCTGAATCTTACTAACCAAGATGCTATGGATATCTGGTGTTATTTTTTGATCTACGATCAATCGGATAATATTATCGGGTATAGAATTTTTTAATTCTTCTGCCCCTATTTTTTTCTTGGTGATATCCGATACTTTAATCTTTTTATGAACCGAGGACACTTCGTTCTCGATAAAGTCGAACGATTCATCTTCTAAATTAAATGTGTAGATCCCTCGTTCATCACCACATTCTCCAAAGTTCATCTGGAATGGACTTCCAACATACATGATTTTACCACTACTATATTCACGGTAATCTTTCTTATGAAAATGTCCCGAAACTATGAACTTAGATTTTTTAAAAAGGTCGGCTGATTCGAATCCTTTTTCACATACATGATAATTATTTTGATAGAAACTTTTGATATCTAAATGTGAAAAACATATATCAGATGTTGGAAAATCTTCCAACTTGGTTCCCCATGGAATAATCGAAACGACCTTATCAACAAGGGTTCCAAATAATTTGGGTTCCGAGTCTATAATGGTAATATTTTGCCATTCTTTGAATATCGATAAAGAATGTATTTCTGACGAGTCCCTATACCATGCATCATGATTTCCGGTGGAAATAATCAATTGAAATTCTTTAAACATATCAAAGAACTGTTTTGCAATATCTAAAGTCTTGACTGAAATATCAGATCGATTATGAAAAATATCTCCGGTAATCATTATTTCAGAAATTCCTAAATTCTCGAATTTATCCGATGCCCATTTTCCAAAGGTGAGGATATTATCATGCCATAAAGTGCTATCTTGTCCATAACCAATATGGATATCGGAAAACAATCCAATTTTTTTCGACCTGAATGATTTTATCATTGAGCAAATAAAATATCACCACACTTGATTGTGTATCCACCCAAGTAAAAATCTACAAAACACCTAATCTCACACGTTGCGATGGATATGGATAGATATTTGGTTTTATTTATCGATGTTTCCAAGGTTGTCGAGTAATATAATTCTTCGAGGTATGCTATGGCTTTGACGCTACAATCGAAGTTAACAATCGGTGATTCATAACGATCTAGGAAATCTAATAAATGTTCCCTAATATCGATGCCGGTGATACCCTTGACGTGGAATGGTTTAAATGTTTCAAAATCCATTTCTAATTCTATTTTATCTTTCATAATTATTGATCTGGTGTAATTCTCAGATTCTTATTCTTTACGATTGTATTATAGTTTTCCGAAAAAGTCAATAGTTCTTCTTTGTAACGATCATGGGTTTCTTGGGTGTGTTTTTCTTTTTTGATTCGGCAGATGAAAGAATTGAAGGCGATTCTTGTATAATATGAAAAAGGATTACGACCTTTAACATGTTGATATTTTTTACCGATCAATGCTTTCATCATCTTCACCACTGCATCACCGATCATGTCGGATTTAAACGAATAGTTGATAAAGTTAGGACTAAACGAGAGTTTGTTCGCAATCTTATCGATCATGATAGCAAGTTCATCAGATATGTGACCGCTTTCGTAATACTTCATAATTTCGTCATCAAATTCTTTAGGTTGGATATAATATTTCAACTTTCCAGTCTTGGTTGGATCTCGTATGATATCCATTTCTTTTTCACCGATATCTTCTTCTTCATCCTCATCTAAGGGTTCTTCACCATCATCTTCTTCTTCCTCTTCTTCTTCCTTTAAATGATGAAAATCTTTATCTTCAACTTCGTGCATCATAAGATCTATCTCCATTTCATGCAGAGCTTCATCATCAAAAGTCAGATCAGATTGTTTAATTTTTCGGGGTCTTTTTTTTATTGTTGTCATAATTTATAAATTTTTTTCTGTGTAAGGATACAATTCCTTCATATAAAGTTTCTTACGTTCTTCTCGATGGATATTCGCATAATGGGTATTATCAGAAATATCAAAAATTCGAGCCAATTCCTTTGTTGGGTGCAATCTAAGTGCTCTCCCAATACTCTGAATAATTTTTATTTTTGCTTTTCCGGCTGATGCGAAAATAATGTTGTGCAAGTTTGGAATATTAATTCCGGTAGAAAATATTTTAGTTGATGCAATTACGATCACATCAGAACGTTCTTCCATCAATTTACGAATAGTTTCTCGATCTTCCAATTCGGTAGACCCTTGGATGAAATAAACGGGTCGATCAGTTTTTCCTTGCAATTTTTTTAAAATATTGTCACCATTTATAATGCGGTCAACCATGATCACAGTATTTGTGGACAATTTTAAAGAAAGGTTGGTGATAACGTCATTACGTCGAGTATCATTGATCAAAAAATCCAATTCTTTAAGATATTTAGATGCAGGAGCATCTGGATCGGATGTGAAAACTTTGCGACCATGGTTTATATTTAAAATGTAAATATGAAAATTTGATACATAATCATCATTTTTAAGTTCGTCGGTTTTTTTCTCAAATAAAACGGAACCTATCTTACCTATGATATTCCATTGATCTATTTTTTCCGATGGCATCGTTCCGGTGAGTCCAAATTTGTAAGGTGTATCAAGAAATTTAAATATTTTATTTAATTGATTTTGTCTCCGCAAAACATGGGTTTCATCTATGATAAAAATATCAATATCAGCCATGATCGAAAGATCTGTGTTCTTTCCTACGAGATATTGCGTTCCGGCAATAATAATATTGGCATCACGATCTAATTTATTCTTCCCGGACCATTTTGTGATATCGGTAAGACCATATTCCTCAAAATCTTTCGAAGTTTGTTCAACCAATTGAAGAGTTGGAACCGTCACCATGACCTTTGCATCTGGTTTCCCAATATGTTTACGAATATTTGTGATCAATCCACCCGCTAAGAGAGTTTTTCCTCCACCAGTCCCAACCAGAATGACCCCACTACGATGCGCAATAGCCGTTCTAATGGCTTCTGATTGAAAATCTCGGTAAGGTATCGATAGTTCGATTAATTTATCATCACCGAACTTTAAAGCGAAATAATCTTTAACGAGCATATCAACTTTATATGAAAAACTATGAGCATCTAAAACCGATGTTACATTATCAAGCAATCCAGAGTCGAATTTACCTGTTGGGGTGATTACATAAAGTCTGGCTGATATGTAAGGTTTTTTCGATATGAATGCAGGATTTGCAACGGAAAAAGCAGATCGAACGATTGAAATCGTATCAACATCACCAACCATCTGTAACAGATTTTTTTTCTTACCACTAAATTCGATTGTAATCACGTTTAAGATTCTTCCATTTTTATCAATTTAGCCAGATTGCTGAAATCAAATGTCATACTAGAAAAAATCTTTTCAACTCGGTCTAAATATTCTACCAACAATTCAGCATTTTCGATTTCTTCATTTATAGCCTGAATTTTTTCAGATGATTCTATTTTTAGATCTAACGATGCTTTAGGAATTCCTTTTGGTATCTGAGCATATAAAGCCTCCATAACACTTTTTCTAATATCCCTTTTCTTTTTCTTTAAGGTATTTAAAGATTTTTTAGCCAACATTAAACGAGAAACCCACTTATGTCTAACCGCTGGTTGTTTCAATTGCTTATCTATGATATTTAATTGATCCAACTGCGTATCGATATTAATTTCCTTTAAATAGGTATTGAACAATTCCATATATTCCTATATACTAACATATTATAAATAAAATGCAAACTTTTTTACTGAATTATATTGACTTATTAATATTTCTATATATCCTAAAGGCGGTAGGGAGGGGAGGCGGTCTTTATAATTAATAAATATTCAAAATACTACTTGACAAATTCTAAATTTATGATATTTTGAATGGGAGGCGGACGGGGTGGAGGTGGTAGAATATTATAAATATATATAAATTACAAATATTCATGGCAGAATTTTTGGATAAGTAACTTTATGAAGTATGATTTCAACAGATTTTTCAAAAAAACCGTGCAACATTTAACCGAGGAACATGAGACAAAAATGCAAAGAGCCGAAGATGTTCATAAGATGTTTGGTGCCAAAGAAGAATTTGAAAAGAAAATGTCTGGATTGATCAATGGACAAATGATAATGGATCAATTACCTGATATAAAGGGTCCGATCATTGGCCAAATTAAGGACAAGGTTCGTGATTGGATCATCCAAAACCAATTTAAAGTCACTCCCGAAGAAGTAAATAGCAAGATACAGGAGTATTCAACCATGAAAGAAAGCAAATTTAACAAATTAGTCAATAAGATAGTCGAATCTAACACCGCAGGAGGCGCAGCAAGCGTTTTTGGTGATGTTTCCTCTACTGAGACTCATTTTTCGGGTGATAACTATGCCACCGGGGACTCTCGATTACCTAAAGCACTAGGCAAAGGAGTTATGCGTAGAACCATGCCTGAATTGACAGTGTTTGCTACCGGAGTAATTAAGAATAAGAAGAAACGGACGAAGAAGAAAAAAAATGCCAAATAAATCAAAAGCTAAAGGAAATGCGTTCGAACGAGAGCTAGTAGATATATTATCGAGAGTATTTGAACTCAATTTTCAACGTGTCCCCAACTCCGGATCTTTCACCGGAGGAAAAAATGCCTTTAGATATGATAAAATGACGGATGCTCAGAAATTATTACATGATGGTGATATAATCGTTCCAGAAGAACTATCTCATATCTCAATTGAATGTAAAAACTACAAAGAATTCGCATTTCATTCATTATTCACAGGCAAAGGTGCCATCATCGATGAATGGATCAAACAATCGGACCATACTAACAAACCAAATTGGTTATTATTCTTCAAAATCACCCGCAAGAACACCTACGTTTGTCACCCGATTGGATATAATCTCAAAATATCTAATAACACTATGATTTATCAAGGTAAGTATTATATAGAACTCGCCGAACCGTTTTTAATTGCAAACAAAGATAATTTGTTGAAAATGAAAACATATGATGATATAAAAACAGATTTAATAGAATTATGAAATGTGTATACTGTGGATCTAGCAATTATGGAAAGCCGTGCATCTTTAGCCCTACGAATACTCATGCCCATATCGACGAAATTTCCAAATGCATGTATTGTGGGTCCAAAAACATCGGAATGGGATGTTGTTACAACCCATACGGCAAAATGCACATCAGAGGAAGCAATGCAATGATCATAACACAAGAACATTTGAAAAAATCTGCGGTCATGTCACATCTTTTCGAGATGTTAGAACAAAAACCCGATAAAAAATATAGGTCACCACTTGATCGCCTATATAAGAGAATGGCAGGAACCCTTCAAAAACTATCAGAACCGTTTTTAGATGCCTTCAAGCTACAAGAAACCCCTATTATGGAGAATCTTGAACCAAACGCCCAAGAAGAAGTCGATCAATTGAGAAAAAGATTAACCGAACAACTATCGGACATTCGAAAAACGATTTTACATGCCAATTTAAGCTATCCGGTGGAATTGGTTGAAAATATTTTAACATCTGCTATAATTAATAGCAATGGAAAATCTTAAAAGTCATTTTTACTGTGTACTTTCCGAAAGATTGTTACTATTTTCGGTAGAATCGTTATCATATACCCTTGCATTGCAGTCACTTGACTTCCTTTATGAATGGAACATGATGAAAAATGGGAAAATAGTTGGAAATACGCGATGCATAAATGATTTTCTGGCTAAAACCATTACAGACTATCGCATAGGGTGTGAATCATTTGCAAAAGATAGCAACATGAGGTTATTTTATTTCAATATGGACAATTCATTTGGTAACTTATCAACATATATGGAGGATTCTGATGTTTTTGGAAAAAAAATCCAAAGATTTTGTAAAAAATACTTGTGTAATGGTAAAACCATGCCTATGATAAAGAATAAAGAATTATATGATGTATCCAAATACGACGAAATGAATATTTTTTCCCCAAAAGGCGAAGATCTAGAGAAAATTATGAAAAGGTTGACTAAAAAATAAAAAAACTACTTTATGAACGCATCGATAGAAGCATACGACCTACACAATCAACAACAAGAGGGACTACAGAAGCCGGAAATCGTCCGATCTGTTTCAGATTCACAGGATCAAATCCTGTCGAACATCCAAAAACTGCACTGCCCTGAGGGATTTGAGTGCGATATGACGTACGGCAACGGGGCGTTTTGGAAAACACTTCCCCGGCCACGACTGTGCTTCGACCTGACACCGCAGAAGCCAGAGGCGCAACAGGCCGATTCTCGGATGCTACCTGTTGATGCGGCTTCGCTTTCCAACGTGGTTTTCGATCCGCCATTCCTGACGTATGTTAAAAACGGTCGAAATCATCAAGGCGGTCGAGTGGCAATGACTGCCCGATTTGGCGGATACTACCGATACGATGATCTGGAAGATCACTATCGAGACTCAATTAGTGAGGCGTATCGAGTGCTTAAACCGGGGGGCAAGATGATCTTCAAATGTCAGGACATCATACATAATCACAAAATGCATTGCACTCATTACAAGGTGATAATGATGGCGGAAATCGAAGGGTTCCGGCTGGCTGATATGTTCATTTTGACGGCAAAGCACCGTATGCCGAGTCCGCAGAAAGGGACGCAGAAACACGCTAGGGTGTGGCACAGCTATTTTCTTGTTCTGGAGAAGGCAAAGAATCGCCGAGGGATCGGAATCACCGTGCCTCTGCAATCTATCGACAAGATGACCAATTCTGCCCCAACCAAATCGAAATCATGAAAACTGAAAAATGCAAATTATACCGAAGTGCACGATGCTCGATATGTTATTGGGCTATTTATGACGGAGACTGGTGTCAAAACTCTCGCTGCGTAATGCACGGAAAACCAGTCGGTGAAAAAAATAGAGTCTTTCTTACGAACATTGAAGCGCAAACGAGGATGCAGAACACCACTATCACCAATCCATCCCAATCAACACCCAAAAATCATGAATAAAATCAAATCTAAATCGAAGCCCAGCCCCGAAGCCCAGCCCCGAAACCCAAAGTGCCAGCGGGAATGATTCGAGTTCATCGTCTTGTTCTCCTAAGATTATCCAAATCCTGATCGCTCCGAATGACTCCACATGGCAAGGGATTCTACTCGGACTTGGGGACGATGGGATTACTTACCAAGTCGGGACAGGGACGAAATGGGAACCAATGATTCGCCATCTCGGATTTAAGGAGAACGCAAAGGTCAGAGGCGGCGGAGGTTAGGTGAGGCGTTGTCCGCCGTTCTCTGGACCGATCTTTCGACTATTTTATTTTGTCGAATGGTAAAAATGACACTAGTTGTAAGATTTTAAAGACCATCTTCGATAAATTTCGCTTCTGCATCTCTACGACGAAGCAATCCTTTCACATGAGGCCATAATCTTTTCATAGATCGGATCTGTGCAGGAATTTTAGACCATTTTTTAGATATAAATAAGTTTCGAATTTCCATCATCTCTTTTCTAGAATTTCCGGTCAACTTGGTTCCTCTATTGAACACAATAGACACTATAGCATCGCGAACACATTGGGGCGCAAATTCAAAACCAGGGAATGTTTTAGACGCTAGATTATAATATCTCTCGACGGTGTATTTATCGAACTGATCGTTGGCAATATCCCACGAAATTGTAACATCTATCAAATTACCAAGGTAATTATGAGCGGTTTCTCCATGTAACCCAATAGCACCATTCAATTTTTTAATAGTTGATCCATCTAAGAACTCACCCCATTCTTTTTTAAGAGATCTTGATGTGTTATATCCACAATCCCATCCGATACCAATGGTTACACCACTGGAAGTGGTTCGCCATGCTGGAACCGTTGGATTATTGAGGAATTTTCGATAGTATTCTCCATTAGAACCACCCGCCTCAAAATCTAAAACTAGATCTAGCCCTTTTTTGCTTAATAAATTCATTATTCTTCCTCATAATCGGGTTTACTTCTACCTTCATCTATTTGTGCAATAGATTGGTTCAAATTTTGAACCAGATTAGAATTTTCCCCCGAAAGGTTCACTGCCGATGTCGAACCATATTTAAAATCCAGAGTTGTTTGAGCACCAATATAAACCGCGATAATAACCGCCAATATTTCAACAATTTTAGAAAAAATTGTAACATATGGAACTATTATCAATGGATATAAAGATGTTATGAATAAAATCCCAACACCAACAAAAAAGAAAACTACCAATATAGCAATAGACGAGAAAATAACGAAAAATTTCTTACTTGTTAAAAAATTTAAAGATTCCAGATCCTCATTAGATCCAGCAGTTGGCGGTGATTTACCACTTTGAAGCATTGTTGCACCACCAGCGATAATATTCATTATCGATTTCCACATAATTTTAGTAATTCATCTTCTGTAGAATCTCGGCTACTCGATTTGCACCTTTTTGATAAACTGCCACAACAATAAGTTCTTCACCTTTCCATACACCAAAATTTCTTGAATTTTTATAACGAGCTACTTTGATATCAGACTGTTGTGATGTCGGTGCCGGATTATTACCGATTTCCGGATTTTGTTGTGGATTTTGTTGTGGATTTTGACCAGATGGTTGAAGATTTTTGATATCAGTCATCATACTATCCAAACCTTCGTTTATAAGTTTTTTAAAGTTCATAATATTAGATAATTAGTCCAAAAATCAAACCGATTACAAATCCAGTGATAAAAATACTGAATTTTGGGTTCTTTAGAAGCCAATCCTTGATATTTCGGACAATTGTTAAAAATTTCGATTCTATATTTGACATAAGATTACTTAGTATTCTTATTCGCCAACATTTCTCTTAGAACATTTTCGAACGAGAATTCTACAACCCCTGTAGGAGATGTTTTAGGAACATCGGGTTCTTTTGGTAATATCGAATGAAAGGTTTCCAATAATTTTTTTTCTAAATTATCTATAGTTGGATCTTTTTCGATGGTAGAACCGAACGGTCCAATTTTTTCATTACTAGATATGTATCCATATGGAGACATTTTAGAGGATGCCTTTTATACGCAAATATGTTGCCCCCAAGATCACAACGATCAGTGCAACAATAACTATATTACGTTGCAAAATAGCCAGATCTTTTTGAACCAACTTCTTTTGCATGATGTTCAGATCTTTGACCATTTTAGAATTCATTTGACTTTGTTTGGTCAATTCGTTGGTGACGCGATTTTGTAAGGATAGTAGATTTTTATTATCTCGTTCTAATTGTTTTGAAAACTCTCGGGTTTTCAATAATTCTGACCATTCTTCGGAACCTTCGATCAATAATTTAGCATCTTTGAATTTTTCTGGTATGACCAAACGTAAAACATCATTGTTATTAGAATCTAACATAGGATTTACTGGATAAGATTTGGGTGTTTGGATAGACCCAAACCTTTGTAAAGGTGGGTATACATAATCTTTATCCTTTTCAACGTTCACCTTCAAATAATGTTCTGGTGATTCATTCTTGGTAACAATTGATGAAATCTTTACACGTTTCTTAGGTGGAAATGCTAATTTTTCAGCTTCTTTAGAATAATGATCAGCAAGATCAAATCTGGCAGCGTCTATAGAATCAGCAGTAGCAGTAACGGCTTGGGAAAGTGCCTCGCTTCGTTTCTCAGTATACACTGTGCAAGATGTCGTCATAAAAAGACATGCTAAAATAATCATTATTGTTCTCATATTAAATAATTAGTTCATATGACCTACGGTAAGTTCGAAATCCTTTATCAAAATATTTTAGAATCCTATAACAAGCCAACAAGAATTGTAAAAACGATTAAAGTTGGTGATAATCAATATAAGATTGATCGAGAAATGCCCGATGGTAGCATTATGCGAAGTCCAGAAACATATGATTCTGACATGTTATCTAGAGTCCTAAAAACCTCGGAAGATATTTTAAAAAATTATGAAGACAATTTAGAAAACCAAAGAATGGAAGAAGAAGAAAAATCTTCTCCTGATTACGAAGAACCAGAAGAAGATTTTGAAACCGTTGGATTATCTGGTGAATATTGGTTCGATGATAATGGAACTACCATGTATGCCGATGCTAATGTTAGTGACATGAACCATGAAGCATATGTCGTCCAAAAATGTGCATCAGAAGTTCTATCCTACTTTGATATGGGATATGAAGATGATCCTAACCTAGAACAAAATGAAGATGCTATTCTACAATATATAGTAGATAACGGTGACTACGAAGATGATGAAGATCAATACGAAGCACTAAAACTTATGAAACATGATCCAGCCGATGCCATGATTGATTATCTTAAAAAACAAGGTGTTGAAAATGCAAACGATTTAGTTATGCACGGATATGGATGCACTAACGATTCTCGGGAATATGCTATTAAGAATTGGGGATGGTCTAGAGTTGCTGGAGATTCGATAGAAACAAAAGAATTAACCCGAGATACTTTAAAGACTATTGCCCGAGGAATTAGTAATGCACTTGACGAAGAGGGTAAAATATATGAATATGAAAGTAACCCCGAAATTCTCGATCAACATCAATATACCATATCAACTTATTTCGGTAATCGATATGACATCACTCTAACAGATATGGAAAGTGGCAATGTTCAAGGACTAGAACGATCCGATTTAGAAGTTAAGGCAACAGCAGCAACTCAACAAGTGAGACAAATGGATATAGATAGTATGCCTTCATATTATCGAAATAAAGGAGTTATAGGAGATTCTTACATTTTGCATTATATGAAAGAACTCGACTAAGTAATTTCATGTCATCTAAATTTAACGACCTTTTTAAACAATCATATATTCGATTATTCGAAGAAGAATTTCCACCTAAAGATTTTCCCGAAGAAGAGGATGAATTAAATTCACCCGAAAATGTAGTAAAGCCTAAAAATGTTCCAAATCCGATGGAAGACGAAGAACAAGATTTTGGAGACGATTTTGCACCTGTTGATCTCCCAGAGGATAACGGTAGTCAATTACCAGATCCTAAAGAATCTGAGACAGTTACTATCAATCTTCTTAATACCTTTATTGATTTTATGAATCTACCTGAAAATACTAAACAAGAATTTTTAAGAAGTTATACATCACCAACTGCTAGAGCTAATTCTGAAAATTATAAAACTATGTTAGATGTTTTAAAAAGTATTACTAATGAAAAACTACCAGAACAAATCATTTAATATTTGACTTTTAGAAAAATTACTTTATTATAAATTCATAATGAGTAAAGAAATTATATCAATTGAATTAACAAATGAAGAATATAGAACTATTCTCGAATCTTTATTGTTTTCTTGTTCTTTGGATGTTTCTTCAAAATGGTATGAAGAAGATGTCATGATTACAAAAGATCTTGCTATTCGATTGAGAACAACACGACCCGACATTTTAACCGAAAACGTAAAAGTTGTCACAAATATCAACTCGATTGATATCATGGACGACAACCACACCGACGAACTTCTAGAATTTTTTCCAGAAATAGTTGAAAAAATAAAATAGTGGTGTATATATTGTTGATATGAAAATTTGTGTAACAGGTTCGTCTAATTTAGGAAAAACTACATATATCCGAGATTTCTTGAAAAAATGGCCGATGTATACAACGCCAGAAAAATCCTACAGGGATGTAATCGAAGAAAAAAATTTGATAATTAATGAAAATGGTAGCGAAGAGTCTCAAAAAATTATTCTCGATGCCTTGATCGACCAATGCACCGCTCATTCTAAAGACGACATGGTAATTTTTGACCGATGTGTTCTAGATAATCTAGCATATACATCTTGGTTGCACATCAATGATAAAGTATCGAAAAAGTTTTTGGATACTACTAGAGATATCGTCCAAGAATGCTTGAAATTGTATGATCTTCTATTTTTCTTTCCTATTACCAAATTTTCCGAAATTGCCATCGAATCTGATGGTCTTAGGAGCACCGATCCGAAATATCGGGAAGAAATCGATCAATTGTTTAAAGCGTTTCAAACATCATATCATTCAGGTGATGGGAGAGTATTCCCAACTGGGGAATGTCCTGCAATGATAGAGATTTTTGGTAACCCCGAACAGAGAATTGCGTTAACATCTCTTTACATTACCAAAGATGGAACTCATTATGGCGACGAAGACAGTTTGATGTCTGACATCACCATGCCTCCTGAAAAAAGCATTATTGTCCCTTAAAAAGCATAAGTAATTTATATATGAACAAGACTAAATTTGATATTTTCGTTGAAAATATTTTAGATATTACCGAGGGTAGAAAACCAAAAACGTACAACAAGATGGTTATTGATTTTGATAAACTTGAAAATGATGTCAACACTTTACCTGATAGTAACCCCTTTAAAAAGATTTATACATTCGCTCTGAGAGGATTGAAGCAGTATAACGACAATGAGTATTTTTCTAACGAAGAAATGTCTGGAGAATCTAAGACTTTACCAGAATGGGAAGAAGCTATAGTCAATGCATATTCGGGACAAGCCCTAAGCTCTATAGAGAAAATTCGTTTCGCCGAAAGATTTTTTAATTTTGTTAAAGACCCAGATCGTCAGTATTTTTCCGAATATGTTGGGGAAATCCCTGCTGATAAACGTGTTGAAAGTGTTCAACAACACATTTACGATTTTATCCATCAATCCGAAAGTGGTTCTGCGTCGGTTGAAGAAGTTGTTCAGTATATTGAACGTTACGGCCATGATGCCAACGAAGTTAAAGATATTATCCAAAAAATGGTATCAGATAATCAAATATCCAACGAAGATAATATATTAACCGTATTACAAGACCCATCTTTAGATTCTTTGGACCCCGAAGAGAGTGATCTAGAAAGTTCTGGTGATGATATGGAAGCATTCCGAGATGAAACAGGTGAAGATGAAGACCCTGAATCTGGTATTTCCGACGACATTGCCGCAGAATTAGGAATCGATAAAAACGATCCGTTCGGTGATGAACAGTTTTTATCGGATAACGAATCTTACTAATAAGTGATTAAAGATATAGAGAGTTAGAAATATAATTATATAGATTATATTTCAACCCGAACAATTTGGGATTCCCTCTCTATTTTTAAAAAATCATTTGGAGACGATGTTTCCACTACACTAACCCACAATCTTCATGGTGGTGGGAGAATTTATCCAAAGGAAAAAGGATAATTTGACATAATATAATTCCGTGCCATAATACGGTATGGAATTATCCGAAGAATATGTTTTAAATGCTATATTTACCTATGCAGGTAGCCCCGAAAGAAATAGGTTTGATGGCAATTATAATTGCGGATGTCCTATTTGTAGAGAAGGAAAAAGTTGGGGTAAAAAAAAGAGATTATTCTATTACCCCAAGACTAAATCATTTTTTTGCTTCAATTGTTCAGAATCATGGACGGCTAAGAAATGGGTTCATGAAGTTTCCGGTCTTTCCTACACCGAAATGTTATCCGAAGGTGGTCAAGAAGACATTTCTATAGACATTCTACTCAATAAACCACTTAAAAAGGTAAATTTACCATCGCTTCCAAGTGATTCTGTTAATATTTCAGATGAAACACAGATATCTTACTATAAAAAAAATAAATGGGTTCGTAAGGCTCTTTCCTACATTGAAAAGAGGCGTTTAAATACCGCGATAAATGCTCCAAAGAAGTTTTACATGAGCCTCACCGATTATACCCATAAAAACCGTCTGGTGATACCTTTCTGGGATAATGCGGGGCATATATCATTTTATCAGACTCGATCACTGGATGGATCAAATCCCAGATATCTAGGAAAGTATGGATCGGATAAAACTATATTTGGAATTGAAAAAGTAGATCCAAAATTCGAATATATCTTTTTATTCGAGGGTGCTATAGATTCCTGCTTTGTTAAAAATGGGGTTGGGTTAGCTGGATTGACTCTTTCGAAAAAACAAGAAATTCAACTGGCAGAATTTCCATTTCATCAAAAAATATGGGTTTTGGATAATATTTCGGTCACTAAAGATGACGAAACTAAAAACAAAACTATAAAGTTGCTAAACGATGGAGAAAAAATTTTTAAATGGTCAAATCATCATAAAGATCTGAATGATTGGTGTATTCAAGACCAAATAGATCATATTGACCCAGAAACCATTATTCAAAATCTTTACTGAATAGGTCCGGTGGTTTGAGCCGCATCTCTCTGTTTTTTTGGTGCCGTAATTATGAATGTATTCAAAACTTCTTTCAATTTTTCAACTTCACCCGCAATACGGGTAATAGAATCGGTGGCTTTTCTGGTGATACCTCGAAGGACGCTACCTGCTCGATCAGAATCCGCCAAAATTCGATGAAGTGATGTAGATTTATCAGGATCATTCAGAAAATTTGCAAATTCGTCTAACTTATCAGCCCAAACTTTGATTTGTTGAACACTTTGTTGAGTTACGCTAGGGTCAACGCCCCGAACTTCAAAATTATCATTTTCAGTTTCCGGATTTAGAGAATTTTCAAAATCGGATTGATTTCTTTCTGGTGTGAAATCGTCGGGAGATGATCCCGTAGAGTCTTCTGACCCAGAACCATCGATAGGTTCAACGGCATCACGACCTTGTTCTCTAAGAAGTGCCGAAACAAAGCTCTTGATAAACGGAATATCGCTCTCATTTAACTCAATTGTTCGCATATTTGAATTTAAAACGCGATTTACTTCGGAATTTACCTTTTTAGATGGTTTTGGAATAAGAGATTTCATAGATTTTTTCGTGTTTTTTAATTTTACCGACATATATGAAATTACTTATTCTTTATGGTGACATATATCGAAATTATCGACTTGACATTTTCATTTATTGCTTTAACATAACAAACATGACAACCCTTAAAGATGTAATTGATAATTTTATTATAGTAACTGCTACCCGAGGATCGGGAACTGATTTGTTGATTAATCGACCAATCGGAACATTCTTAGAAAAAACTGGATGGGATAAAAAAACCGAAATCATCGAAAACAATAAGGAAGGACTTTCAAAATGTTACAATAAATTCTTAACAGATAAGTATAAAGGAAAATATATTTTATTTGTCCACGACGATCTGTTGATAAGCGATCTTTTTTTTGCTGAAAAAATCGCCTTGGCCTTTGATAAATATGACATCATCGGACTAGCAGGGTCTAAAACCTGTAATTTAGAATCCGATGTTACTGCATGGCACACCATGACCGAGCGCAAAGATATGGTGGGTGAAGTTTCTCATACAAAAGATGATAAGGTTTGGACAACTTGTTTCGGACCAACGGATTCTAGGGCACTTGTGATCGATAGTCTATTTATTGGCGTGAATGTAGACATTGCCCTAGAAAAAGGTCTTAAATTCGATGAACGATTTGACTTTCACCATCTAGATATCGATTTCTCACTAGAAGCCAATAAATTAAAAATTAAGACTGGTGTTTTTCAATTATCTGTGATACATTTCGGTCTAGGTGATTCTATGCAGTCTGAAAGATGGAAAGAATCTTCGGTAAAATTTAAGGAAAAATATAAATGAAATCGACAACACCAAAAAATAAAAAACCAAAGACGAAACATTCAAAATTAATCGCCGAGATCGATAAAACTATTTTAATCCTTCGCGATGGATGGATCGATGCGAATGCAAAGGCCAAAAAAAAATGGATCGATAAGATCGATGGTGAATTGGATAATAGACTAAAATTGATGTCTTCACGGGATGGATAACTTATTTAAATTTTTAGATTTCATTTTAAAAAAATGGGGATCTGATCCTATTGTTGATACAGACACCGTTCCTCCATTTATTTTGAATAGATGGATATCTATGACGACACCCACTAATGCCATGATCGTTAATTTGACTCATAACAGATGGAACAATGTAGAAGGGGGTTCAGATTTTATAAAATCATCTAGATTTTACCGGACCGTTTTACCCACAACTAATAAAAACGCATCATATATTAAAAAATCCGAAGCAAAGGCTATAAAGGTAGATAAAGACGATATCAATTACTTTGACCCAGCGATCATTTGTAGAAATATGGATATATCTATGAGAGAATATATTTCATATAATAAAACACTTGCAGAATTAGAGGCTATTGGTAAATAGTTTTCTATGATAGAACGTCCTCACAATATTGAAAACCTTAACCGTGGATTGGTTGAACTCGAAAGTTATAAAAATTCTGATATCAACTTAGACGGTTGGGAATTAACCACTGTCCTTTATGACACCCTATTTGTGCAATACGCAGACGTATCAGCAGACGGTAGAGAAGTTAAAAGAGGCTCCCTATATGTGCCAATTGATGCTGTAAATTTTGCATGGAGAATTGGCAAGGTTATTTTGGCTGGAACCGATTGCAAAGTCGTCAAACAAGGAGATCATGTTATGTTCCCAAACGATAAAGGAATTAAAGCCGCGAACATCAACGGAATTTCTAACGTAATTTTCCTAAGCGAAAGTCGAATTTTTGGAGTTGTAAAACCAACAGAATAATGGCCGGAATTTCGAGAGATGGTTTAAAATCTTCTGCGTTTAAAAACGTATTAGAAATAGTTTTTGTCCGGAGAGATAAAAATAGACGACCTACAGTCAGAAGAATGCTTATGACTCTCGATCCATTGCTTTTAAATTCAGAATTAGGTAAAAAAATTCTAAGATTCCGAAAACCTCGAAATGCACCAGCATATAATGCAGCATCTAAAAACCTATTGGTTGTATGGGATATTATCATGCAGGATTGGAGATCAGTCCCATTAGAAAGTATCCGAATTGCTAGGACAATTCCAACCAGATCCCAGAAAAATCTCAACAATGTTCTGGAAAACAAAAAAGCACAGCACGATTTCTGGGAATATTTTAATGGAACGGTTTTAAAATGGACACCAGCACAGAAATCAGCATTTATAGATAGACCATAATTATGTTAATTAACGGCACACCTTTAGAAAAATGTTGCAAAAATCTTTTGCAACAAAATCTGACATTCGAAATCAAAAACAAATCATTAAAAAGCGGAAAGATGATTCTTTTCTACCAAAAGAATTTCTACTTGGTTTTTGTTATAAATACGGATAAGAAAGATAAAGATAAAATTGAAATTCCTATACCATTTCAAATCGAAGAGCATCCGAGCGATAATCTGATATATTTCGATTATCGAATTTCGACGCTTCAAAAACATTTTCAAGATGCCGAGCCTTATATATCTCTATACACACCTAAAAAAAATCTTGTAAAAAACAAATTTTTTGATAATATACTGGTTATATCAAAAAACTAAAATATTATGGAAAATAAAGGCACAATTAAAATATCAGGAGGAACTAGTTTTTTCGGTCTTCTCACAATCGCATTCATAGTTTTAAAATTAACCGGATTCATCACATGGTCTTGGTTATGGGTTCTGGCACCTTTATGGGTTGGGTTCGCCATAGGATTGGCAATTTTAGCAGCAACGGCAGCAATTTTTCTAGTAGGTTTTCTCATCATTCTAATATTTGATCGATAACTATGCCTAACAAATTTATATATAGCGTGTTCTCCGGAACTATTTACCAAGTTCCTGAAAAAGATATAAAAATTCTAGATATAGGACAGATTGCCCTACTTAAACAACCGCCCAACAACTGTAAAAAATGCTATGGTCGTGGATATTCTGGACGAGATTCTGATAATTTTGCATACTATGGATGTACATGTATTCGAAAAATAGTTGATAATAGGTATACAAATATACTTGCTCAAAAGTAAAAAGTGTGATATCAATTAAAGATGTCATTAAAAGATTTCTTTCCAAAAGAATACACTCCACGAAAACAACAACTCGACGCTCTAGATAAAATTGAGAGCATCTGGACATCGGGTAAAAAATTCGCAATAGGTGTTCTTCCGACTGGTTCGGGAAAATCCCACATCTCTAAAACTATTGCAAATAGTTCGAGAGATATTGATCCATATCTCGAAAGTCTGATTCTAAATTATCAAATTTACAAAAGACGGAGGGATGGCGGATTTGCGGTTGAGGACGATTTCTTAAATGCCGAGTCATATGGTGCATTTATTTTGACGATTACCAAATCATTACAAGACCAATATCACAATCTATTTTCTGATGACTTTACGATCAAAGGAAAGAGTAATTATCAATGTTTCGTCGATAACGACTTTACTACTGATTTTGCACCATGTTCCCTATCAACTAAACAAAAACAAACATGTTTTGATGAAAATTGTTGTCCCTATTATAGAAATAGAAATCAAGGTCTTGCATCTAAAGGACCATTTTTAAATTACAATGTATTTTTCAATTTACCCGAGTTTCTTAGAAAGAGGCAATATCTTATTTTAGACGAAGCTTCTGAATTAGAAGAAGAACTTGTGGGCAAATATTCCGTAAAAATCAATTACAAAATTCTAGAGTTTGAAAAGGTAATCGTCAAACCACTAAAAAGCGAAAATTTGAATGTTGCTAAGAACTGGTTGGTGGATATCAGAACACAACTCGAAATTTTTTATGATGATGCCGTAGCCGAAGCATCGACCAACAGTTCAAATAATAACTACAAAAACATCAATCCTAAACTGGTTAAAAAAATCAGTCGATTGAATAATATGATCAAAGAACTTGATCAGGCGTTCACATATTGGACATCATGCCAATATATGGTAGAATCCTTAGATGATGAAGGCGCAACGTTTACACCTTACGACATCAGACCATTAACTCAAATCCTTTTTGATGGAGCCGATAAAGTTTTGATGATGTCTGCTACAATTTCAAACCCCGTTGAATATGCTAAATCCTTGGGAATCGACCGAGACGATTTCGAATTTTTTGAAATCTCATCAAGTTTTGATCCCAAAAAATCTCCGATCTTGTGTAGTAAAAAATACAATTTAAGTTTTAAAACCATGGAACAATTTCTGCCAAAAATTATTGAATCCGCGATTAGCGTATGCGAGACTCATGCAAACGAAAAGGGCGTGATTCACTGCCATTCTAATAGAATTCTTCAAGAAGTCAGACGACAAATTGGTGACGATCCCCGATATTTATTCAGGGAACCGGGGGTAACTAACGAAGATCTTTTAGAGATTCATAAAAACTCAACAGAACCCACTATCATGGTTAGCCCATCTATGGATACCGGAGTAAGTCTAGACGACGATCTAGGCCGATTCCAGATCATCTGTAAGGCTCCTTATCTACCTTTGGGTAGTAATCGAATCAAGAGACTCTTCAAAGAATTTCCAAAACGATATGCTATGAAGATGTTGGATAACGTAATTCAGATGAGTGGGCGATGCACTCGATCAATTGATGATTATTCAATCACATACATACTAGACGGAACCCTCGTTAGTGCGATCCAGAGAGAGAATTCACACCTACCTAAACATTTCTTAGAACGATTTAAGTAATTTTAAATAAGTAGTTCTCATAATATGAAGAACTACACATATGCATGGGAAGTCCAAACTCTATTAGAGCAGTTTATTGGAGCATTTAATGATATCACGATCAAGAGATATGATAATCAAAAGAGTGTAATTCCTTCATTAAGTGCCGTGAAGGTGATATATGTTTACGCGCCAAAATCTAGAGTTTTTGCCACTTTGAATAATCCTGCACCGGGAGGGCTAACTCTTCCAGCAGTTTCCGTGAGTATTGCTAGTATATCTAGAGATAATTCTCGGGTATTTAATAAGAATGATGGGTTCGAGATCCCATATAACAACGAAACCAATGTATATGAATACGATAAAAAAATCCCACAACCCGTTCCCATTAATATATCTGTTAATATGACGATCATTACAAAATATCAAGTTGATATGGATCAGATAATTTCAAATTTTGTTCCTTACAATGACCCGTATATTGTAATTTCGTGGAAAATGCCTCATGTTGATGCGAAATTTCCAACCGAAATTCGATCTGAAATTTTATGGAGTGGTAACATTGCCATGAATTATCCTATCGATTTAGCCGGGAACCAATCATATAGAGTCACAGCGGATACATCATTCATTATTAAAGGATGGCTATTTAAAAAAATGGAAGATGTCGTTAGTAAAATATATGTTATTGATTCTGACTACAATTCGACAAATTTCAATAATGGGTTATTGGTCGATCTAGATACATTAACAACCGAATATCTTAGCGTTTCGGCTCGACCAAATTTTTAATATGAGAAAAGTATATCCATACCACTTTAATGTTGGTAATAATACACCACCATCGAGTATATATCTAAAAATATATGGAAAACGATTTTTAGATATAAGAAATTTATATGTGAGTGGGTCGAATATTGACATGTTTGAAAATGTAACAACATTTGATCCATTTTCGTCTCGTAAATTGAAGCAACATCTAGCATATCCATCATTCGACGCCATTATTGTTCCAGAATTTGAAATTTCGTCGGAGAATATTATATCATTCAATTTACCTCAAACCCCCAAAACTGTTGGATATATCGATGTGATTATAGAAAACGAAGCGGGTTATGGGAAATTAACAATTGATAGTAGAATGCCATTTATCAGTTCGTATGTGGGAGCCGTTGATATACAAAATCCATGGGTCGATGGAATCATAATTAATAGCGATTTCGATGATCCTATAAATCCACTTCTTATTATATTAGTTGATTATCAAGGAATTGATTATTACTCAAAAGGATTCAATACACAACATTTAGGAAAATATTATAATTTAAAAGTTGTGGATTATTTTGGTAACGATATTCCTAATATCGTTTGGTCAACGGATGATTCCAATATTATAAATGTTGATCAAAGTGGTAAAATAACATCATGGACTAGTGGCGGAGTTACAATATCAGCAACGTTTTTTGAATTTGTTAATGATATAGATTTAACAATGCAAACAATATCATCCAATTTTATTGATGATATTTATCAAATTGGTAAATATATATCGACTGATTATTTCGTATATAATTTCGATGGAACTATTTTAACCGAACAGTTGGAAAATGTGTTAACAGAGCAGTTGGAAAATATAGTATTTGATAACCCACCTATAGGATCGGTAGAAACCTTATACACCACTATTAGTGTTATGACCTTGGATATCGATATCGTTGATATGTCATTCAATGGTCCTGTTACGAGTGTTGATGGACGTTATCGAGCCGTAGACTCGGGATATTTTGGGATATCTGCTGATTTTGGGACCAATGTTTTAACTTATTTGATACCGTTGACTTCGTATACCTATTATACACCATATATATATCTAAGTTTAATAAATCCTGTAACTAGTTCATATATAACAACATCATCATATCTGGATATGTATCAAGATTTATTAATATATGGTAAATCTTGGAATATTTCATCCTTTAATATTGATAATTTATTATCATTAGAATCATTATATTTTGGTATAAGTGGTCCTGTGATCATATCGGATGATTATAGAGTAATATCTACTGATAATGGGTTATTTAATATATATTTATCAGGGTCTCCTATGGGGGATCATATTTATAATATCACCGATGAATCGATGATATTTGGTATCCCATCATCATCCAATGTTCTATTCGATTCTAATTCTTTAGCATATCATATAGATAATGAAGTGCAAAAACGATTAGTTGGTAAAGCATCATCAGCATTTGTCCCGTTATACAATTTTCATCCACAAATGTCTTATTACACATCTAACACATATTCTCAAAGAAATATTAATCATTGGATGGCTGATGTCGATATGTCCTTCTATTCTATAGGTAAAAATAATACCACCAGTAATAGTCGTAGTAGAGCAACTTTAATATCTCCTGATATATGTATATTTTCTCGCCATTACCAATCAAATTTAGCATTTCCTGTGACTATTACATGGAGAAGTTCTGCTGGTGCAGCTCATACGGGATATATAACATCGTCGGCTAATACTATAGGATACGATGGATCATATTTTGGTGGAGACATAGTTATAGCTAAATTATTAAGTGCTATAAGTTCTGATATACAACCAGCTACGTTATTACCACCTGATTGGAACTTATATCTACCGAATTCGTTTTCTATCAATGGGGTGAACGGTACCCAAGATCATAAATACGCACCAGTGCGATATCGTATGACATTTCCAACAAGTGTAAGCGGTACATCTAGAACAGATAATTGGCAATGTTTCGGATATTCTGGGAATGGTGGTGCGTTAGTTGGTGGTGATAGTAGCTCACCGGAAGGATTTATAGTTAATGATGACTATATACTATTTGGGTTATCTATGTTTTCGAATTTTGGAATTGGTGGGTTATTATCATATTATTATGATATATTATATGAAAAGGCTTTAGAATTGGGGAGTACATATCCTATAAAAAAAGCAGATTTTTCCGAATTCCCAAAATATTCTCAATAAATTGGATTTATAGAATAAATCGATAAATATATTATAACATGGCATCAAACGCATTTTCACAGGCTGGCGGAAAAACAGATCAAGGTAGAGGGTTCGTCTCAAGTTTACTACAAAAATTGCCTTATGCTGAGATTGTTCAGGACGTTGATGAAAATAATCCAAAATATGAGTTATTTAGTAGATTAACTAAGAATCGTGAAGCCAAAATAATGAGGCAATCTGTCATCACTGGTCCTTATATGGATCAGTCTTGGCAGGATCAATTCTCTCCTAGTGCATTTAATACCGATAAAGGATATCATCAGTATATTTACGCCGCTTTGGACACCGATAAACCACGTAGGTTATCGGAATATCGAAGAATGGCCGCATTTGCAGAAGTTTCTGATTGTTTGGATGAAATTTGCGATGACTTTGTTAATATTGATGATAATGGACGAGCTATTTCAATCAAGTTTAACAATTTTAACAAGATAGAGTCCGAAGAACGCTCAGAGATCGAAAAAGAATTCTATCGATTCATTAATATTTTTGAAATCCAAAGAAAGGGTTGGGCTTACTGTAGAAATTGGCTTACTGAGGGAGAAGTCTTCTTTGAAAATGTTATTCATGAAGAAAAAACCAATCTTGGCATTGTTGGTGCAATAACAGTTCCCGGAGATCTTATCAATCCAGTATATGACAATGTTCAAAACACGGTAATTCAAAATTTCTTATTTCAAAAGCCTGTTGATATTCAATCCAATCCAAATGTTCCACCGAACATGAAGAATACCAATCCGGTTAATTCTTTACAACAACAGATCTTAACGTTAGAAGGAAAACAAATTACATATATCCATTCTGGTATATGGAATGAAGATTTTACAATCAGAATTCCATTTTTAGAGAATTGTCGTAGAGCCTACAAGCAAGTTTCACTCATCGAAGATGCTATTATCATTTATCGAATGGTTAGAGCACCAGAACGATTGAAATTCACTATCGACGTTGGAACATTGCCACCAGCAAAGGCAGAAGCATATATTAAACAGATGATGCATCAGTATAGGAATAGAAAATCTTATGACGGGTCGAGCCAGTCTCCCGGTGCGTCTAATGTATACGAACCTATGTCCATGTTGGATGATTATTGGTTTGCTCGAAGAAAAGGTGAAGATGGGTCTAACGTTGAGTCACTTCCGGGTGGTGGATCATTAGGCGAACTAGCCGACTTGCAATATTTCGTTAAAAAACTTTATCAATCTTTAAAAGTTCCTACTAGCAGACTAAACCCAGAGCAAAGTTTTAGCGATGGCGCAGAAATCTTGCGAGAAGAGCTTAGATTTGCCAAATTTATCATTAGAATTCAACGAGCATTTGCTCAAGGATTTAAAGCGTCATTTGTCACTCATTTAAAACTTAGAGATTGGTGGAAAGAATACGGACTACATGAATCTAATTTTGATTTAGAATTTACACCACCATCTAGTTATTTTGCAATAAGACAGCAACAATTGTTTGATTTGAAATATAACAATTTCTCGAACATGGCTCAAAACGAATCAATCTCGAAAACCTTTGCACAGAGATATTATCTTGGTCTTACCGATGATAAGATTTCTGAAAATATGGCATGGTTGCGTAAAGATGCTGCCCTACAATGGGAATTGATGCAAATTGGTCAAATGGGGCCAAATTGGAGAGATCATTTAGAGGCAATGGCTGATGCCCAAGAAGGATTAGAAGGTGGTGGAGGCCCAGAAGGTGGTGGAATGGGTGTTCCTCCTGATGGAACGGGCGCGGGTTCCGAGATGGGATCAGCAATTCCCGAATTTGGTGCTCCCGGTGACGTACCAGTAGAAGGTGGAAATTTTCCGGTAGGGACCGAACCATTAGAAAATGATGAAGAAGATCCTGAAGAAGATCTATAACATCATAAGTAATTATTAATATGTCTGTATTACCAACCAATTTTGGATCAACAACGTTCTCACCAAGGATTACTAGCTATGAACTGTTAGCTCAACGTGTTAGACGATCTTTAGGAGAACCTATGATTGATGTAGAAGCCGCAAATGAACAGATCTATGAATGTATCGATATGGCGTGTGAATTTTTCACCAAATTCGCTGGATTAACCGAGGAATTCTTAATATTTCGATCAGATCTATATCAAAGAGGATATGGACTGGAAATTGGTAAACTAATCAATATAACGCCTAATTTAATGCAGACCGGGACTACCCAATTGAGTTCTGGGTGGGATTATGATATGAACGAATATCGCAAAGTTGTCGAAGTCCATTCGTTCGAACAAGGTAACAACTCAGGTGTCAATACTTTGTTCACAATCGAAAACACTATTGCACAACAAGCGTATTTCGGTCATCTGTTGGGTAATATGGGATATGATCTTGTCACATGGCACATGCTTAAATCTTGGTTGGATACTCGTGAAAAATTGTTAGGTATGACACCATATATTAGATTTTATCCAGAAGAACAAGTACTAAGAGTTATACCAGAACCCAGTCAAAGTGGAAATCCTTATTTTGGGGTGGTTGGGTGTAAAATTCTTAAACCTATTAAAGAAATTGTCCCTCAATTGTGGGTTTGGAAATATACAATGGCACTTGTCAAAGAAAATATTGGATATATTCGTGGAAAATATACGGGAACAATTTTATTTGGTGGTCAACAAGTCAATTATAGTGATATTTTCCAACAAGGTATCAAAGAAAAGGAAGCATTAGAAGCTCAAATGATAACCAGCGGTTATGATGCTGAACCACCTAGATTTTTCTGTGCATGATTTTAAGCGGATGTGATACAGAAGTAAAACACAAACATTATTATCCCGATTTTTATGTTAAAATGTTAAATACCGTTATAGAAATTAAATCAAAATATACACTCAACCTAAATAGATACTTAAATAATAAAAAATTTAAAAAAAACTAGAGACGCTGGATATAATCTATTAGTAATTGTTGATAAAAATAATTTACTCAAATGAAAAATCTTAGAAAAAATCCCAAATATAAACAAGGGATTTATAATGCTCAACATCCTGAAAAATATAAGGGGTCTATCCCCATAATTTACCGATCAGGTTTGGAAATAAAGGCATTTAGGTGGATGGATAATAATTCTAACGTGTTAACCTGGGGTTCGGAAAGCGTAGTGGTTCCATATCAAGGACCAGACGGTAAAATACATCGGTATTTTATAGATTTAGTGTGTGAAATGCGTAGAACCGATGGATCTAACCAAAAATTTTTGATCGAAGTTAAGCCCGAAAGACAAACTATGGCACCGATCATTACACCACGTAAGGCCAAGAAGACTATTATGTATGAAAGTTATACATGGGCAGTCAATAATGCCAAATGGCAAGCTGCTGAACAGTATGCCAAACAAAAAGGTTATAAATTTATCATTTTAACCGATAAACATTTAACAGTTTAAACAGATTGAACGTATTGTTCAGTCTTGTTGGATGCATAAGCCTCGGCTTCGGCTTTAAGTGCTCTTAATAAACGAATATATACATGCTCACCAACCATTTCAGGTGTAATAGGAATTTCGTTACCAGAAACTTCATCAACTTTAACAATTCTGAAATTTTCATCAAAATCGAAATCCAAAATTTCGACACTAGCTGGTATACCCGGATCTGTATAAGTTTGTTTTTGTTCAGGAGTTGATTCCCAAGATACTTCAACATCACCGATACCATAGTATTCGTCACCGTTGATCACAACCATAGCCTGATCCTCAATCGTTACTGTATAAGGATTAGATGCATTACCACCATCATCATGGTAATATTCATTAACTTTGATATAAAGTGATTCTAAAATAAGGCTATCGTCGTCTTTCATAATATTACTTATTAATAATATCTCACAAATATTAGATATTGTAAACATATATGATAAATACTTTATAACAATACACATGGAAAATGCTTTTCAACTTATAGTCGAACAACCTAATTACGATGTAAAATATCTCATCGAAGAAAAAAATCGAAATACGCCTTCGACAATGCATATTCAAGGACCATTTTTAATGGCTGATTTGGCTAATAGAAATAATAGAATTTATCCATTGGAAGAGATGGTAAAAGAAGTTGATAGATATAATACGGAAATGATTAAAAATAATCGAGCTACTGGTGAGCTTGAACATCCGAACTGTCATCTTGAAACAGCTAAAATTCTGACGGGAGATGGTTGGAAATTTTTGAAAGATATTGATAATGAAGAGATGGTTTATTCTCTAAATCCAGATACACGCGAAATTGAATTACATCAGATCGATAAAAAGATAGATGACGCATATACTGGTAAATTATACCATATTAAAGGTAGAAATATTGATACAAAGGTAACTCCAAATCATAGATTTTTAGTTTATGATCGATATAATAAACCATCTTTCGTCACAGCCGAGGAATTATATAATAATCGAAATAAATATAACCACTCGACTATACCAAAGCAAGGAAATTGGGTTTCTGAAACCCCCGAATTATTTAAATTAGAAGGGTTAAAAAATATTAAGGACGTTGGTAGATATAATATAAATCCAGAAACCGATTCTTATATTAAATATGAAACATTTGTTAAATTTTTAGGAATTTGGTTATCTGAGGGGTGGACTGTAAAATCGGAAAAAACGATTGTGGGAATAACTCAAAAGAAATCAGACATTGTTATAAAAATAAGAGAGATGCTTTCGGAATTTCCAGATGAAATGAAATGGTCTGAAACTATCACCGATAGCGGCACATCAATTTTTAAATTGTTAGATTATCGATTAGCCGAATATCTTAAAAATAATTTTGGCACAACATGTTATAATAAAAAAATCGCAAAAGAATTTAAAAATTTAGATTCTACATTATTGGACGAATTGGTATATTGGTTTAATTTAGGAGATGGTCGATTTGGAAATTGTGATGGATACGATTTTCGAAATGTGTTTTCAACATCAGAACAGCTTATATTAGATTTGAATGAAATTTTATTCAAATCGGGCGGTTGTGGAAATATTAGAGAGATTGAAGCAGAATCGGATTATTACTTTGCGGGTCGTTTGATAAAGGCAGAAAATAAATCTATATTGTATCAATTAAATATATCAAGCACTAATAATATCCATTTAGATTCTCGATTTTTAAAAATAACACCAGTGGATGATTTTTCAGGGAGAGTTTATTGTGTCACAGTAAAACATGGAAATTTTTATTGCATGGATAACGGAAAGTCCTTTTGGACTGGAAATTCAGCAACGGTTAACCTAGAACGGGTTTGCCATGTTGTTACCGAACTTAAACAAGATGGTAATATATTTTTAGGAAAATCTAAGATTCTTTCTACTCCTATGGGTAATATTGTTAAGTCACTTATTATGGATGGTGTTAAGTTGGGTGTATCTTCTAGAGCACTTGGACGGCTCGACGAAAAGGGTGGTAAATCAATGGTTTCGGAAATCCATCTGGTTGCCGTTGATGTTGTGGCTGACCCCTCGGTTCCAACTGCCTTTGTTAATGGTATCTTAGAATCTAAGAAATGGCTTGTTGGTGAATCCGGTTTATTCGAACCAGTTTATGCTGATTTTGAAAAGAGTATTTCCAAACTTCCCAAGAAGGCTCAACAAGAATTCCTTAAAGAACAAGTCATTAATTTCATTAATGCAATCAAGAAACTCTAATTATTATTATGAATCTTAAATCATTATATTCCAAACTCATTATGAATGTTTGCGAGAACAAATATTCGGATGCCGACAAAAACCTTGATGCTATTCTCACCGAAAAGGTTAAGGTTAAGGTTAACAAGGCTGTTAAAGAAACCGATGGTTGTGGTAAGTCTAAACGATCCAAGAAATGTTGCCGTTAAAATTATCGATATCATTCTTAATAAGAAAATAGGATTATCATCAGCAGATCTCCCGGACACTGCAATATTTGCAGACGGGTTAGATGGCATCGAAGAAGGTTATTAATTTTCGTGTTGTCGGAAGAACAATCGCAGTGTTTTTATTACACTAACCTACAACCCTTATGAGCAGAACAGAATTTAAAAAATCGAACAAATTAAATTATTATTCGAAAAAAACACAAACTGTTGATGAATAAGTATAAGTAATTACACAAAATAATATGGAACTCAAAAAACTTCTCAAAAATTTAGATCCAAATCTAATTACCGAAGAAACTGCTTCTGCAATCGCAGAAGCATTTGACTCAGCAGTTAAAGAAAAGTCCGATGCTAGAGTTTCTTTGGCCGTTGAAAAGGCTTTGTTCGAGCAAGATGAAGATCATGCTGCTAAATTGAACCATATTTTAGAAAAATCGGACACCGATCATTGTGATAAGTTAAAAATTGTTGTTAAAGCTATTACAGAGTCACACACCAAGAAACTTGGTAATATCATTAACTTCTATAAGAAGTCAATCGACGAGAAAGCATCTACTTTCTCGAATAAGATCATTTGCGATCTCGATAAATTTATTTCCATGTATTTGGAAAAGAAAATTCCTTACACACAAATCCAAGAAGCGGTTAAAAACACACACGCTCGCAAGCAATTGAATGATATCCGTAAATTGGTTTCTTTTGATCCGGAAATGGTTCAAGAGAATGTTAAGTCGGTTGTTAAGTTGGGAAAGAACAAACTTGACAAGATGGCTGGTTTGTTGAGCGAGGCCAACGACCAAAATGCTAAACTACATCGTGAGTTAGGCAAAGTTAAGACTGCAATGATCCTTGAAGGTAAAACTAAAGGAATGGCATCTGCTAAAAAAGAATTTATCATTAAACTTCTCGAAGATAAGGATGTAACATACATCAGAGAAAATTTCAATTATGTTGTTGAGATGTTCGAAAACGGCGAACAGGAAGAAACACAGAAGTCAGCGGTTGCTGCAACCAAGACTGCTATCAGTCGTGATGCTAAACCCACACAGCTTGTTTCTGAAGGAGTCGTTAAAACTAATGGGGCAAACAGTCCTGTTAGCGGATATCTGAGTGAATTGGAACGTATTACTAAATAATACGTCCACCAATTTTGTATCCCATAGAAAGAAAGTAATAATATGAGTATTAAAAATGTAAAACCCGCAACCGGCTTTATTGACCGTTCACGCGCACAACAGCTTGTAGAAAAGTGGGAACCTGTTCTCGATCATAGTTCTGACAAAGTTAGTCCTATTTCCAACGAACACACCCGCCTAAATACAGCTATTCTCATGGAAAACCAAGAAAAATGGTGTTTGCAGGAGGCTGGTAATTCAGCCGCAACTGGTGGAGTCTTCGGATCTCACCAAGGAACTGCTGGCGCATTTTCTGGCGATAATTATGCTACGGGCGATGCTCGTCTACCAAAGGTATTAATACCAATGGTTCGACGTACGTTCCCAGAGTTGATTACCAATGAGATTGTCGGTGTTCAGCCAATGAGTGGTCCAGTCGGACTCGCATTCGCTCTCCGTTACCGCTATGAGGCTGATAGTTTAGGTGCCAATGGCATCGATGGTTATGCCAATGGCAAAACCACCTACGGCGCAGGAATCGAAAGATCCGGTGCCGATGGAAAAGAACTAGGCTATCAAGACTTAGATACACGCTTTACTGGCACAAGCTCGCAAGCCCTAACAGGAAACGCGAATTTCAATATCCTCGAATCCGATCAAGGTGTTGCTGCGATCCTAAGTCAGTTTGAGCTAACTGGTAATATTCCTCAAGTAACCGTCGAATTCAGCAAAACCGCTGTCGAAGCTGGCACCCGCCGCCTTGCAGCGCGTTGGTCTGTTGAACTAGAGCAGGACTTGAAGAACATGAACGGTCTCGATATCGATTCTGAACTCACCAACGCAATGTCGTATGAGTTACAGGCCGAAATCGACCGTGAAATGGTTATCAGAATGATCCAAGTAGCCCTCACAGCAGGTGCAGGAAATGGTTATAGCTTCTGGTATGCTGCTTCGGCTGACGCACGTTGGCTCGGAGAGAGAAACCGAGACTTCTATTCCAAGATCATTGTTGAAGCAAACCGTATCGCGATCCGTAACAGGCGTGGTGCTGCTAACTTCATCATCGCAACTCCTAGAGTTTGTGCGATTTTGGAAATGTTGCCTGAGTTTCAGTGGATGAGTGTGAATGGTAACGTGAATACACAACCTACTGGCATTGCCAAGGTTGGTAATCTCGGAGGCCGCTTCACAGTCTACCGCGACACCAGAACTGACGCCCAGTTCCTATCCGGAGCGAGAGACGCTGCTCTTGAATACGCTTTACTAGGTTACAAAGGTGCAGAATATTACGACACTGGCATAGTTTATTGTCCTTATATTCCCGTAATGATTCAACGAACCATCGGTCCTAATGATTTCAGCCCAAGGGTTGGTCTTATGACTCGATATGGTGTTGTTGATTATATCTTCGGAGCATCCTTGTTCTATCATGTGATCCTTGTTCGCGGCCTCGGCCAAGAATTCTCGGCATCATCTGGAAGAGTATACCTCTAAGCTTAGACAAGAACGAATAAAGTCCCAGAAAGCCCACTATCGTAAGGTAGTGGGCTTTCTCATTTTAAAAAATAAATTTGATTTACGACACCGACAGTGTTAATTATATTAAATGAACGAAAATAAATATTGTAAATGTGGTTGTGGTGAACCCCTAAAAAATCACAAAAATACATATATTTTAGGACATTCGAACCGATCCAAAGAAGTTCAAGATAAGAAGAAAATGGCATATATATCACGTTATGGTGTAGATAATCCATCCAAATCATGTGAAATAAAAATTAAAAAGGAAGAAACGAATCTTAAAAAATATGGTGTTCGATATGCTGCTCAAAATCTAGAAATCCAACAAAGAACGAAAGAAAATTTTATTGATAAATATGGAACCGATAATCCATCAAAAAATATAGAAATTAGGAAGAAAATTTCGGAAGGGGTGAAAAAATCTCGACCACATGTTAAAGAGACTATTAAAAGAAAGTTGTTAGATAAATTTTATACGAAATTGAAAAACTCAGATCGATTAAAATCGATAATTCCCCTTTTTGATATAACCGATTACGATGGGGTGCAGAACAAATATCCATTTAAATGTTCTATATGTAATAACGAATTTACTAGTGATTTGGATGATGGAAAAATTCCGAGATGCTTCGTATGTTTACCAAAAATCGAAACTAAGGGACAGTCTATAATCGAAAACGAATTAATCCAGTATATAAAAAAATACGAACATAATATAATAGAGCAAGATAGAGAAATCATAAAACCGATGGAATTGGATGTTGTAATCCCAGATAAGAATATCGCAATTGAATTAGATGGTTTGTATTGGCACTCGGAAATGTCTGGAAAAAAATCCAAATTTTACCATTATCAAAAATCTAAATTAGCAGAAAATCTAGGTTATCGGTTAATCCATATATTTGAAGATGAATGGGTGAATAAACAAAAAATTGTGAAAACGAGACTTAAAAATATTTTAGGTCACTTCACAAGAAAAATTTATGCCAGAAAATGTATCATTAAGGAAATATCTAAAGATGTCAAAAATAAATTTTTACAAAAATATCATATACAGGGGAATGATAAATCGAATGTATTCATTGGCCTTTTTTATAAAAATCGTTTAGTATCGGTTATGACTTTTTCACCCAAACGGATAGCTCTCGGTTACAATCAAACAGAAAATGAATGGGAATTGGTAAGATTTTGTTCGGTTTCTAATTTCTCAATCATTGGTGCCGCATCGAAAATGTTAAAATTCTTTGAAAGAACAAGATCACCCAAAAAAATCATAACTTATGCTGATAAGCGATGGTCTAAAGGTAACGTATATATCAATATGGGATTTCAATCTATTGGATCGACCTTACCGGGATATTGGTATATTATTGGAAACGAACGAAAACATAGATACGGCTATCGAAAAGATATCATCAAAAATAAATTAAAAATATATGATGAAACTTTAACCGAATGGGAGAATATGCAATTGAACGGACTCGATAGAATATGGGATTGTGGACATCTTAAATTCGAGAAAATATTTCCAATTTAAAAGATTGTTATCCAACATTAGCTTCGATAATATCATTATCTTCTAACTCGATTTTTTTAGGACCGTTCATCATTTTTATCGCATCGTCTCTAGAACCTACAAATATTTGGTTGTTTTGTTGACCCACCGAATTTCCAAGAAGTGGGTTCTTGTTACGACCTTCTGCTTCAATTTTTTTCATCTCGATGTTGTTTTTAGATTGTTTCTCTTGCAGATAAATCTTATTTAAATTATCTATCGATTTGGAAATGGTTGATATAAGTTGAGCATATGCGCTAATTTCTTTAGGATCTGCTGCTGTGGCTATCAATGTCTGCATACTTCGTATCGATGCCATACCTAATTCGATCATTTCGGCGGATCTGGTGTAAATATACACACCAACATTCTCATCGGTTAATTCGGGTATTGTAATTTTTGTAGGAAACTCATGCGAAGGGGCAGCACCAGCCTTTAATTCAGCTACAATATCATCAATTTCGGAATTTTCTTGCATATATTAAATATTTATCTTATACTATACATTTATCACCTTTAGATATATTTTATTGATATTTGAAAATAGTTGATAAATAGTTTTAATATGACAACGGTAATTATACAAGGCTACGGCCAATATCAGATATCTACAGAACATGTTCAATCTCTTTTAAATTGGTTGGCTCAAAATAGCGGTGTTAGAACACAGACAAATGAGCAAAACATGGTTCCCCCACAATTTGCGGGAAAAGACTTGATAAATGGTTAATATATGATACATTCATCCAATGAATCATTATGATAAACTTTGGGTTGAAAAGTGGAGACCGACTAAAATTGATGAAATTGTTCTGACTGATGATGTTAGAACCCATCTAGAAAGACTATCCACGGATATCCCACATTTGCTTTTTCATGGTAGAGCGGGGATAGGAAAGACTACAACAGCCAAAGTGCTCATAAAGGCAGTTTTGGGATGCCAATCGCTATATATCAATGCTAGTGATGAGAGTGGTATTGATGCCATTCGGACTAAGGTTATGACATTTGCTCAAACGAGGTCATTTGATGGACAAAGAAAAGTGATTTTACTCGACGAATGTGATGGTATGTCACCAACAGCGATGCGAGGACTTCGAAGTGTGATGGAGGAATATAATGAAACGACTCGTTTTATCCTCACCGCAAACCAATTTTCAAAAATCATCGAACCCATCAGGTCCAGATGCATCATTTTCAATCTAAAACCAGATTTAAAGGGGTGTATTCAACGATGTATTAAGATATTAAAAGAGGAAAACATCGATATTGGTGATAATCTACCGGAACTGATCAATTTTGTCAAGGATAGATTCCCCGATATGCGAAGAACCATCAACGATCTTCAAATGTCATCAGTGACAGGAAAATTGGTTCTGGTAAAAGGAGATATAGCCGATAATTTTACAAAAATTCTATGGACACAACTCAAAACATGTGATAGTGTGTTAAAACTCCGAAAATGCATAATCCAAGGCGAATCTGAGTTTAATTCGGATTATCAAAACCTATATAAATCTCTTTTTAACATCATTTACGATGATCCCATCGCAGATGCCAAGAAAAAAGAACTATTATTGGAATTGGGTGAGTTTACCTATCGAGACAATTTCGTAATTGACCATGAAATCAACTTTTACTGCTTTCTTATCAGTGCAGAGAAAATTTTGAAATGATCTTATCGGAGCTTGGTGTTCTTAGTAGGCAGAGATCGAGTCGTCGGAGAATTTCCTAGACCAACAAATTGAGTATCATTTACAGGGGTTGGTTTCCCTCTTTCAGAGTCTGGGTAAGAATAAGGATTTTCAGGACTCAATATCGGCGGAAGATCGTTTCCAAAATCGATAATTTCGATATGACGAAGATCGTTACCCGAAAGCATAAATTTATATGATGGATCATCTTTATAAGCAACCGAAATAACACCAAATTCCTTGTTATTAGAGTTTAGATCGTTCGCGCTTTTAACATTAGGACCAACAGTGGTTCTATTATCTGTTCGGACTTTGAAAAAATGCTGAACACCTTTTTCAAACTTTGTATTGTTTAAAACCTTTAATCTATCCAACTGTTCGGATGGGATATTCTCGATACTTTCAGATTTTGAGAAAAAACTAGGTTTTAGACGGATATTAGAACCGATTTTCAACCCATTCGAATAAACTTTCGAATCTATGGCGTTTTCTTCTTTGACGATTTTCCCCAAAGCCGATTCGTAAACCGAATTAAATTTATTGAACTTATTAATCATATGTTTGTAATAAATACTTATACAAGCATGGCAACAATTCGATTAAACACAATTACAAAGCCTAGAGAGGTCAATAAAACCAGAGAAACTGTAATTACTGGGACCACTAAAGACGCCCACGTATACACAGATATTCATCTAGATTTAGAACTACAAAAAAATGTTGGTATGGGCGCACATCCAAAATCTTCTGGTGATATAAAGGTTGATAACGATTATGACGCCATTAAAAACTCAATTAGAAATATATTTAATACTCGAAAAGGTCAAAAATTGCTAACTCCCGAGTTTGGGTCGTCACTAGATCAGTTTTTATTTGAACGTGTTGATGATTTTGTTGCTAATGTAATAGGAAATACGATCCTCACAAATTTACAGATGTTCGAACCTCGTATTGGGGTTGACAAGGTGCAAGTTAGACCAAAACCAGATGATAATCGTTATGATATACTGGTCCACTACCGCTTTTTAAAACTTAAAACTAAACATGTGGTGAATTTATCGGTAACTAATAACGGACAAATTATTGTCTAAGGGTAAATATTTATATGGCTGATAATTTATTAAACAAAAATTCATATTTAACATTTGATGGTACGAGTCTTAGAGATGTTATAGTTGATAGATTGAATAAAGACGGTGTATTTACCGATCAAAATTATCAAGGGTCCAATCTTTCTGCACTGATTGATGTGATTTCATATTCATATTCAACACTTTTATATTACCTAAACAAAACCTCATCCGAGAGTATGTTTTCAGAAGCACAGTTATATGAAAACATGAACAGAATTATAAAAGTGTTGAACTATAAACCAATCGGAAAGGTTGGACAAAGTGCTCCTATAAAAATAACAACTAACACTTTAAATAGTGGAAATTACACAATTCCTAGATACACCTACATGTTAGTAGGTAATACACCATTTTCTTTCACGGAAGATGTGTCATTCACAAAGGTATTAAATGGCGAAGAATCCATAACTGATTTAGATAATAAACATGTATTAAAACAAGGACTTTACACGGAATATCCGATATATACAGCAACCGGAGTTGATAACGAGGTTGTTTATATTTCAACAAATGATAATGCCGTAGATCATTTTGGTATAGATGTTTATGTAAAACCTGAAAACTCAACAAACTGGAGCAAGTGGGAAAGAGTTAATGAATTATTTACCAAAACAACTTCGGATAAATGTTACGAAGTTCGATATAATCAAAATAAAAATTACGAAATCAAATTTGGCGATGACATCAACGGAAAAAGGATTAACACTAATGATTTGGTGTATATCGTGTATCTTAAAATAAATATAAACTCTAGCAACATCGGACCGAACTCTTTGTTGGATAGTTATTTAATTGCATACAACACAAATAGTTTTTCTAATGTGCTCGATGACACAAAAACTAATTTTGGGACATATCTATCTAACGATTCTTTGAGATATGTGATATTGGATAATGAATTCACATCATCCGATTACACCGAAGAAGAAAGTGTTGACAGTATTAGAAAAAATGCCCCAAAAGTGTTCAGAACCCAAAACAGATTAGTCACTTCCTCCGATTTCGACACATATATTAGGAATAATTTTTCTAACATTTTAACAGATTTGCAAGTGTTGAATAATAACGAATATTTAGAATCGCATATCAAATATCTATACGATATTGGGTTAGATACTCCACAGTTAGAAAAATCGATTTTATATAACCAAATAAACTTTGCAACAAGTTGTAATTTCAACAATGTATATATTTATATGGTTCCTAAAAATACAAATCTGGAATATTTAACAACCAGTCAGAAATCTATTATATTAAATTCTTTGGATGGTATTAAAATTTTAACATCTAACGTTGTTCCAGCCGATCCGGTATACATGTATATTGATTTTTATCTACCGACAACCAAAACATCTGTAACCGATTTAGGCAATACTAAGATATATGTATATAAAAAAAATAACACACGACGAGCATCATCTGCTATTCAATCAGACATTGTAAAAACCTTTAAAACATTTTTTTCTCGCTCTGGAAACACTTTGGGTCAGAAAATAAATATATACGAATTAAATTCAACTCTTTTAAATATAGATGGTGTTGAATCTATCAAAACAACCAGAACCGACTCCGATGTTCAAATTGACGGTATATCATTTATGATATGGAATTCTGTATACCCAGAATTAGATGCCAAAACTTATAGTCAAAATGTAAACTTGGAATTATTCCAATTTCCTATTTTTAATGATATTGATAATATATCAGATCGTATTAATGTTGTTGAAAATACCGGATTCATTAAATCATCTGAATTTTAATCGATGGATATTAATTTCAATATAGACAAAGTAAGGGGTTATGAGAAGGCAACCGAATTTTTCTTCTCCGTATCTCCTACTCCTTTGAGTGCTGTATTATCCGTCAATTATATTTTTGATGATGGTAAATGGTTCACAGGATTTTCGGCGAGTCATAGATATCAACATGAGGGAGTTTATAACCCGATAGTTTTTGTATATACTAATACAGGAATCGTATCGGCAACAAAAACAATCCAAATCAACCCATATATAGATGAGTCTATCCGGTTTGATTTTGTTCCACCACCAGCATTCGCTGGTCATTATAACCGATATCCTTTCAAAATCAACATTACATCAAAAACCACGGAAGATCATTTTATCGATCTGTCAACAATGTTTTCTAGATCATACAAACATCAAGAGATAGAATCTAAGTGGGGGTTTTTACGACCAGAATGGAGATTTTTAGATCTTGCTGGAAACATCATAGATAGCATTAAAACAACCGACACAATTTTAAAAATTGATGATTATGGTAACCAAGTTTCTGATGGTACGGTTGTTGGTGTTTCTGGATCGGCAGAATTTTACTTTATTGATGATATATACAATTTTGATTTGTCTATAGCAAAGGATCAGTTCACAACTCTTATAGCCACACTTCGATCTGATAAAGTTCCTACCAAGGATGATTATGTAAAAACCGGATTGTCTGTTTATGGGTATTCAAATAGTAATAGTGTTGCGATATTCCCATACAACATTCAACCACGGCCTCCGGAAAAACTTAAAATTACCGAGAATGGAATATCTTACCATGTCAACCCAAAATGGGTTGATGTTCATACCCCGGTAATTGTTAATTCTATACCATCTAAGGATTTCACCGATGAGTGGATTGATGGAAATGGTGCATCTCAATTATATCGACCACTGGAATATTTTATCAAAGATATTCCGATTATTGATATAAAAATTCCTATAATTGTTCAAGTTTCTAATATCAATACAGTCTTTACACCATCCGATACTAGTTTAAATTTATATGATGCCACTAGGTATAAAATTCCGGGTTATTATAAAGGACAATTTGATACTAATTCATTATCAGGAACAAATTGTTTCATCACGGCATCAGCAGATATTCCAATACCTACATTGAGTAGTTTATATGTATATCCTATTTTATGGGTTTCCAATCCAGAATCAAAAACATTACACACCGCTCAATATTTCTATCAGGCTAACCTATCGGCTGTATCTGGGTTAAACATGAATAAGGCACAGACGTTCGCGTTTGACATACCAGTAGTCGAATCATCTGATTATACTAACCTTTCTATGGCCGTAACAGGCTTCCACGGCGTTTATAGCATGGCAGTGACCCCATTCCCTGATTATCATGTTTGGGCGGCAGATTCTGAGAAAAATTACATCTACAAATACTCTACACATGGGGACATGTTGTGCTCTATCAACCTAAACGATGTCGTATCAAAAAACAATCTTGGGTGGTTGGTCGATAAACAAGTATCACCAGCATCTATGGTTCTGGATAGCGATAAAAATATATGGGTTACTTTATACGATACAGTTTCTACCTTAAAATTTGACAGTATAGGAAACTTTCTATTCGCCGTAACCCCATTATCACAAACTGGCTATGCCATACCTCCTAACATCAATCCGATTTGGTTTTCCGATACACAAGTGAACAATTCATCCCCTAATGAGTCGGGCGATAATAATTTCATAGAGCCTACCGGAATCGATAGTGATTTTGATGATAATGTATGGGTTACCTATTCGTATTTTGCTAGTGGATTCCTTATCAAATATTCTAAACTGGGCGCATTGCTAAACACAATCAGCTTTCCAACTTGCGCATGTCCACAAGAAGTTGTTTGCGATAAATATGATAACGTTTGGACATTGCACAGTGACTTAATTTGGGGAGATTTTGGAAAAGTTGAAAAGAGAAATTCTAACGGGACTCTTTTAAGTTCTTTTGGAGGAATCCGACAACCCAACCACGCAACCATCGATGCTCAACAGAATTTTTGGTTTACTTTCGATTATGATAAAGTGGGTAAAATTGATAATCAAAACTCATCCTTCACGGTTATAAATCTTTCTTCTCGTGATGTATATCCATATACTCCTGATTATTGGTTCGATAAAAATAAAAATACCGACGACACGGTATTTAACGGTATTTGTACAGATTATCGTGGATTTGTATACGTTATTAATAGCATCGAAAATCAAATATATGTCTTAGACCAAATAACTTCTGAATATAAGGATAGATTCACCATAAACCCCCAAGGTATGGGTTATTATATTGGAGAGTCCTTCGGACCAACCTACACCGAATACAACCCTATTGGCAAATCTTTACAAGCTCAGGGTGACTGGTCTGGGTTTAGATGGATCAATAAATATGGTGCAGAGAAATTGTCATATTTTAACAGCACATCATCCGTCAAGGTTGCTGGAGAATCTATATCATTAAATTATTATAACGATAATCCATATTCGGTTTTTAAAATCAATGAAGATTTTGATATGGCTGGCTATATGAAATCTATGGCATTCATCCCTACGTTGAACAATGGCGAATTTTTATTCGACGATTTCTTAACTAGTATATTTGGTAAATCCGATGATCTAGATGGACTGGGGCTAAATTCTTACGAACGAATTGCAAATTTCTTATACAACAAAACTGATATTGATACATGCAACGTAGATTCTTTATATGATCTTTCCGGTTTGGTCGATATTAACACAGATGATTTTCGATTGAATTATCCAAGCAATATCAAAAGATTGATTGATTTGGCAAGCATCAATGAAAGCATTTTATGGGGATCTCTAACAGATCTAGAATTGGATATTCCAAAATTGATTAGAAATTCAGATCCCATCAACACGACAACTTATATGGTTACTGCGGGTGACTTGATGATTCTCAAAACTAAACCCCTAAATCAGTATCGCGTATTACCAACTGGTCCGATATATGGTGACACTGTTTATAGCATCCAATTATTAGCAACATCCATAGGACTAGATGCCGATTATTGGAGGGGTAGTTACGAATTTTTTCCGGCAATTGATTGTTGGAAAAATCAAAGTTATACTAGTAATATTATAGACTGGAATAATCCCAACACCAATATATCACCCGTATTATCATCGGTTGGTCCTAAATGGTTAGGTGATCAGGGTATTTTGGAAACTATGTTGTCTTATCATTTGTTTAAGGGACTGGATTATCTATCCTAACAAATAAGTAATTATATAACAAATGGGACCGTCTGAACAAGCATATACAATTAAACAGATAGGAAATTGGCCAAATGAACAATATTCTATTAAATTGGATCATAATATATTCGATCCATTGTTAGGGATTGTTCCGTATCAAAATAAATTTCTATCTCCTCAAAACATCGGTCACCAGTTTGGAAAATTAGATAATAATTTCACCGATTATAATTACGGAAGCGTAAATACGACATTTTCACCGATAGATTATAAGTTTAAATTAGACATATCGACGGGTGACACTTTATATTGGTCACCAACATCAATTCGAAAAATATTCAATGGTAGAATTGTTAACATATTTTACATAAACCTAGATCCGGGTGAAAGGTTGATCGGATATGTTCTTTACCCCACGCGATTATTTCTAAAACCTATTAGCGTAGCAAAAACAGTAGCAGGATGGTCGTTGAAAACATCTGCTATATTGTTGAGCGCAACTCCTTTATACTTCACAACTAACGGATTATCGGTATGTGCCTTAGACATCAACCAAAAGTATTTTGAAAACTTTGATAATAAAGTAGAAATACCACTATCCCAAAGTGTTTTTTTATCATATAGCCTATCGGCGGTTCAAAAGTTTTCGAGTCGTCCCGTAATTAACTATACATACGATTATAATCCGATTTATCATAATAGTATGTTAGAATCTAACGGTTCTAAGATTAAAATGGATTCCGTCAGTCTCACAAACATTCATGGGTATTATGATTTGGATGGAACTTACGAAACAATAGGTGATCCGGTTATTTTTAAAAATGATCGTAGATATTATGATTTCGATTCTTCATTATTTTTCACGGATTTAACAGCATCGCCACAGATTCAATCATTTTACATGCTCCAATCAGCAGCTAATTCGAATTTGCCTATTAATGCTAGTCAAAATTGTATGTTGAGTTCTATTATAGATGTAGATTCGACAAATTTCAAATATTATGCAAATTTTTACATCGACACTCGCGATCCTATACTGAACGTGTCGGGGGTAAATGCGACTCATTTGGGCGTAAAATATATATCAGACTCTCCGGTGTTCAGAAACACTCTAGAAACGGTGAATTCTACTATCGCGAGTTTTACAAATGCAAATATTCCTAATATTTTCATGTCGGCATCTGCGTCATCGATTGGAGCAGACACAACAGTCTGGGAGACAACGCACCCACCACATCATTATTCTTACAATCTCAAATTTGCGGATAATATAAATTTCTCTAAATTTACCGAAGAAAGTTCGTTATTATTCGACCTATCATCTAAAATTGTCAGCATCACTAGTGATACAGTAGTCCTTTCAACTTATCTTATGTCGGAATTTGGGCTAATGAATCTCGATTTAGAATCATATGGACAATCTGATATGATCAAATTTGAGTTTTTCGATGTATACGACGAATTCGTCCCATATCTATCATGTTATTATGGTAATAGCGAAACTCCTTATAGCATAACCAATCCACAATGGGTTCCTGCCAACGAAGGTTCTCGATTAAGAATTTTTTATCCAAATTCTCCATTGGGAGAGATTAACATCAGCTTAACATCTCATTTATCAACATATGCCGGATTCTTAGATTCTTATTATAGAACCAAAGTCGTCCTTGCTAATGGGGTGAGTAATGAAATTGTTCCAAATGTTAAAATTTTCCAAAATTTAATTGAAGAGGGATCGGATTACATGAAAACTACCGTCGGGCACTTAACCAGTTTAAGTGATTTTCCACTGAGGGATCTATCGGGATCGTATATTAGCTGGTCATATGAGCCAACCAATAGAGCGTTTCAAATATACACTATAAACCAAGATAACACCTATACATTATTGCCAGCTAATAGCGCAGTATTATTCGGTTCCGACACATGGAGCATTATGTTGTCTGGTTACGGTCCAACCACGGCAATTACTAAATTGTCATCTCAAAAATATAACGAAGTATCTTTATTATCATCCACATCTTCGGTGTTTGATATTTTCCGAGAAGGTAAATTTTTCATAAATCCTATAAAAAGTTTAAACAATCTCGACACTGTTAGAAATATCTCACTTTCCGCAGGAATCCCGTATGGTAATAACATATACCCGATACCAAACGATCTAACGATGTTCTGGACATGGGAATATGATAATGTAAGTAACCCAATCAATCAACCCATAAGTTCCATCTTATTATTCAACGGTAATAGATTTGAATATGGTGATTTTGGTATATCCAACAATTTAAGTGCTATTGAGGTATTCGTTAAACCCGTTACCGATAATTTCTATCCGGTAAATCATAGGGTTAAATATACTTTATCATGTTTTACTGCCAGTAAACCCATAACCGGAGAATATTTCTTCGATGTTGATTCTTTTCCAGATTCGTCGGTGATTTCGGCAGATTTTTACACATATTACCCAAACATCACCAGTTCTCCAATTGCATTCACAAAAACTAGTGATGTAATGACCAGACCATTAGATATTACATCTAAATATAAATTTGTTGCTAATAATGATATACAACAACCCAATACTAATGCTCAGTTGGTTTGGAATGTTAAGGATAGTCTTGTAACCCTATCTTCTTTGAGTGGAACGCCCACGATGTACCACAATATCACCGGAGCAAGAGTTACATATGTAACTCTAAGTGCATTGAATTGTATCGCACCTGGATGGATAAACCCACACAATATTTCTAAAACATTTACTATATATACAATTCCATTGGCCGAATTTAATAATCCGTTGGTATTCAATGTATATCCAGAGTTTTTCTGGAATTCTGGTAGAAATCTAACAATTTCGGATGCATCGAATTACACAAATTCTTTGGCACCAACATCTTATCAAAATACTACCGACAATACGTATGGTTTTTGGTTATCTGCTAACAAGACCCATGGATTTGACAAATACAATTATTCCATTGGGAATAAAACATCATCAATATCATTAGCATTGATTCCTTATAGTACCGATCTAAAATCTGCGGACGGTCTATCAATATCTTTAACGGCATTTGGTTTAGAATTTCCAGAGACAAATGGTATTTTCTACAAAGCATCTGGTGTTAATGGATTATTCACCAACAACTTTAACCTCACTGCCAAGACAACGCCTATAACCATTGGAAATTCTCAACAATTTCAAGTATCTCCCAAAATTGTTCCTTACACTTCTTGTACATTTTCTTTTTCGGCCACTGTAACTAGTTTAGATGTATCAACCAATCGATACATCACGATTCAACAAGCAATTAGCACTAACCCATTTGAGAGTCCTACACAGCCAATTGGTGGGACTATAACCTACAAACTTTCGTCAACGTATTGGGTATCCGAAGCAACGGTTCCTGCTCAAAATGGCGTCGTTGTTCCATTCTCTTTATATATTGGTGATCCATTTAATCCATTATATATTAGTGATAAATCTCTAAATACCCTATATTTAACAGCTTCTGCTAATATTATTAAGACTATTCCAGAGACGACATTTGCGAACTATCCTTCATATAATAAACCAAAGGCATTATGGTCATCGATATATGAAAACGTGTCATCTAATCATATAGAAACATTTTTTGCATATACAACTTCCGATAAAGCCAATATATATGTTTCTGACTACTATTCTTTAACTGGTAATGCCATTAATGTAGAAATTGAAAATTATTACCTAATAGATTCGGGTTCCATACAGAATTATAATTTAGATTTTGGTGATGGTTCTGGTGAAAATCTTTTCAATTTGGGTGATTCGATTTCTCATAAGTATTTGATTGAAGGATCTTACAATATAACTATTAGTTCAATATATACAGACGGTTCCAAAATTGTTTATGTAAATAACCAACCGATAACTATATTAAACGAATGGGTCGAATTTAACCAAGATGATATTAGATTTTTAGACGAAAATATTTTAAGTTTACCATATACACTAGATCAGGTATATATCCAACCCAACGAATTTGGTAATGTTGATATTTTCAATTCCGCAATCACCCGATTACAAAATAATCTAGATTATCTAAAAAATAATTCGAAAACTATCAACACCGAATCACCATCAAATATCTTTGGATGGTTGGGAACCGATGTGTATAACCAATCCGAAGGTGTTCAGTGGCACACACTAGATTACAATTTAGATATTTATGCAAATTTTGATTATGCAGTATCAATCGGAAAAACATATTTTAAAAATATACAAGATTTTTCTGAAATACGTTCGAACGGTGATTATGTCGTAATCGACGATGGTGACTTGAAATATTTTCGTTCGGGTAAAAATCCACAAGAGGTTAGTTTTATAAATTATGACATTTTTAGATCCAATTTCAAAAATCTAAAAAATATTTCATCCAATTCTGATGGAACGGTTTTATATATATCTGATAATCTAAATAATAAAATCCACAAGGTCGATTTAGAAATTTCCGAATACTCTTACATTTTTGATACCTTAGATATTGGCGGATTTGGTGATAAAAAGAGCACAAATAGATTTAATAATCCTGATAAAATTGTGTATAGAGGGAATTATGTATATGTTCTGGATTATAACAACTACTGTATCAAAAAATTCACAGGAGAATTGACATGGGTTGATACCTTTTATGTTGATATGTTTTCGTCTGATCAGATCGAAACTTTTGATGTTCACCCCAACGGTTTATTGTATGTAGCAACCAAGAGTGGTTCTGTATATATATTAGATACACCAGATGAGGTTTTTGATGTTATAAACATATCTAATATAACAGGGACCGATATATCAGATTTATCATTTGATAATATTGGTGAATTTTTCTACGTCTCAACACCAACTGGTGTATATAAATTTTCTTCGTCGGGTGTTTACATCGGAATCACCAATATACCAACAGGAACTATAAGAACAGTTATCGGTGATGGTAGAAATATGTTTAGTGTTTATCCAAAATATATGTTAAAATGGGTGGACCTTGTTAGCATCTTTAAAATTGGTAATGATATAGATGTATCGATATGGAATCTTGATAAACAGTTGTTAATATCTGACGAATTTGCATCTGATGCTAACTATAATAGATCGTTTCAACGAACCGTTCAAAATGTAAAAAAATTTAGAAATTCTATCGAATCTAAAATGGTTTTAGCAACAGAGACCACATCTGTAGGGTCGGTTACTTATTATGCCAAATATCCGGTAAAGGTATCAGAAAGACCTGTGTTTTCGAATGATGTTGAGATCGAAAATGTTAGAGTTGGGGTAAATGAGTTGCATATACCCCAAGTGTTTAATCGAGAACTTGAAAAAATTTATGATGCAATAGAATTGTTGAGACAATTCTTAAACATAAAAACAATCAACTCGGCAACAGACAATGGGTGTCAAAATATATTTTGTTGGTCGTGGAAGGCTATGAGTTGTTACAACCTATCGTTGCCAGTTATCAAATTGTGCAATATCAACCCAATTACATATGCTGAACTAAAAACATCTTTCGGGGTCAGTTATGCACCGACAAAGGCATGGAAAGATGCAAAATCTGGATGTTGTAATAGTGTTATATCACCTTTAATGTAATTGGTTAATTCCAAAGTTAAAAATATATTCATCAAAAAACATCTAATATGATAAATATTTAAAATCACTCCAAAATAGTAACTGCACTTTCGTAAAGTTTGGTTCTTTATAATGGTAACATTATAATTGGCTTGAAGAGAGACATATATTAGTAATCGTTTTCATAATCGATGGCACAGAGTTGACCATCACACATATACAAACCCGAATAACCCGAGTGCTGGACATGACCCAATAGCAAGTCAGAGCCAACCATTCTTAGGGGAATTCGTCCTAAATGGGTCATTATCGGCTGTAGCAATGCTTTCGGCATATGCAGCACATTTTTATTCCAATAACACGGCAGTCTGTGCTATTGGTGGGAAACAGGGGCTTTATGTTACAGGTACACAGAATGGTATACAAGTATTTTCAGAATATCTAGCAATATCGGCATATTCTCCAAAATTGGGAGTTTCGGTTGCATCACCTGTAAGAGCACTTTCAGCATACTCTGGATTTATTGGTGCTGATATATTTTCAGAAAATAAGGCTATCTTAGCCAGAGGTCTTAAAATCGGTCTAGAAGTTTCTTCTCCTGTAAGAGCACTTTCAGCATACTCTAATTTTATCGGTGCTGATATATTTTCAGAAAATAAGGCTATCTCGGCCAGAGGTCTTAAAATCGGTCTAGAAGTTTCTTCTCCTGTAAGAGCCATATCCGCCAATGGTAATGTCATAGGGGTAGAATCATACTCTAATAACATTTCCATATCATCATATGGTGGAACCATTGGTTTACATGTTAAATCGCCTAATAAGGCCATTTATGCCATCGGAAACGCTATAGGTGTAGAATCATACTCAACAACCCGAGCAATTTCAGCATTCGGATCATTAATTGGTTTAGAAGTTGCATCACCAATAAGAGCAATTTCGGCATACTCTGGATTTGTTGGTGCTGATATATTTTCAGAAAATAAGGCTATCTCGGCCAGAGGTCTTAAAATCGGTCTAGAAGTTTCTTCCCCTATTCGAGCAATTTCGGCATACGGTGGAATAATTGGCATCGAATCATATAGTTTAAACATCCCCCTATCGACAGCATTTGGTAAAAATATTATGCACGGTTGGGTTGGTATCAACAATAATACACCAACATCGGCACTGGAAGTCAAAGGAAGCACCGTTTTGGATGGCAATGTTAGAATCACCCAAGAAGTTAAATTGGACTCCAATTTGACAATTTTTGGGAACTTATCAACACTTGGTAATATTTCATATCTCGATACGTTCGTAACCGTGACTAGCGCGATGTCTATCACTAATACCGGAACGGGTCCTGCACTAACAGTCACACAGACCGGAGATGAACCTATTGCACGTTTCTATGATGATGCAGGATTGGTTGCTCTTTACGTAGAGGGTCAATCGACAAAACCGGGATGGGTGGGTATCGGAACAGATAATCCAAATATGGCACTAACGGTTGTCGGAAGCATTAGTGCATTAAGTTCCCTATATGTTGATCAAACTATAACAGCATCTAGCTCACTATACGTAGGACACAATGCCTATATAAACAATGAACTTGCTGTCGGACAAGGAACACAAACACCAATGCTATCAACAACCACGATCCAAAGTTTAGGATCTGAGGGTGTTAAGGTTAAAGCATCTACCGGACTATATGATATTGCACATTTCTCTAATGATGGTAACACAACGCTTAGTGCAAATCTTGTTATCGGTGGGACTGTCACGGCGGCAAATGCCACGGATGTGAGCAGCAATCGGTTGGCTAATGTCGGCGCATTGGATAATCGCTACGACTACATGGCAGGCAACCGGTACCTGGAGATTGATCTACACAATTTCACAACAGCAATGCTGACCGCTGTTGGCGGTGCAGCGTCACCGAGTATAACCACTGGAGCCGTAGATGTTCCCGCGTGGGTTTATCGGCCATTAAATACTACCGACGGGGCCGCTAACTGCCAGGCACTGCTGGGACCGTACAACAATTTGTCAGCATCACCCAAATCGCGATCGACTAAAAACTGGAGCAAGGCCACGGTCCTGAGTGTCAGATTCCAGCACCCAGTAGTAAGCGCGGGGACCTTGCGCTATTATCTAGGCCCGCAGGCATCAACTTGGGCTGGGGGGAGTCTCGCCGTTAAAGGCATTGGTTTTGAAATTGTTGCAAATAGCTTGTTCGCTGTTTGTCACGACGGCACAACAAAAACCACCGCAGGATCAGGGGTTGCGATGACGACATCGACACAAAACATCATTGTAATTGCATCCGATGGGGCCGGTGGCGCCCGCTGGTGGGTAAACGGGGCGGAACAAACCGCTCTTTCTGGTGGGCCGACAGGAGACTCCGCAGGTTCGCAATATGGATTTTGCACCGAGGCAGTAAATCCAACTCCCGCGACGGCAACATTTATTTCAATCCAACATATTAACATCAAATCCGCCCTGTGAAAAAACTAACTCTACTCCTCGCGGCCCTAGCGGCCCTCACCCTGCACGCAAGACTGGCTCATGGCTAATTGTCACCACAATGTAATGATTAATTCTCAGACCATACAGGTAGATAACTCAACAGATGGTTCTACGATATCTTCGTATTCCCCATTGTCTCTGACACTATGTACATCTGGGTTCACACCATTAAATAAAATATGGAAAATCGAATGTGATTTTGGTAATGATCTACAGTCAACCGAGGAACTTATACCTCTACTAGATCAACCAACAGGAACTTTCATCTTAGATGAATCGGGTGATCCTAGAAACAAGTTACTAACAACCTCATACTTCTTTGATGATACGGCTCAAAAAATTTACAATATCAAGATACAGTTCTACGAAATAGGAATATCAACCCCAGAGGAAGTAAACTTCACAATTAGTCTAACACTACCAAGTCTAGAAACCATATTAGGGGATTCTACAAACTTTAAACTTGTGGGATCTCGAATGTTTGGGGTAACTGACCGCCTGCTATATATGTTTGAGTCTCAGAGTCCAAATTACTTACTTCCGGTTCTTCTAGAATTTTAGGCTCGTCTGAGGGTTTAGATGTAGCCATCGACAGGAGATAGTCGGCCTTATTGATCTCCGAGAATATCTCTTCCAGTTTGTTATTGATACCATTCTTAGGGGCATTATCAACAAAGTCGGTAAAGTCGTTTAGTGTTAGAATTGAATACAATTCATTAACAATAAGCTTAAAGGAATCATAACAATCCGATTCACAATCTACCACAGGTACCACAATGGAATTTTCAGGAAAAACCAAGCTTTTATCGGATTTGTATAGTCCGACCACTTCTTCCATTAAAGAGTCAAAGTCGTTTGATAGAGCACCGTAAAGAGCACCGTAAATTGTGTGGGTGCTGTAGTTGTTGGTGAATACATGACACAACCGTATACCTGATAAAATACTATTCAGGTGTTCACAAAAATTGTATACGGTCTGTAGACAATTTTCATCTTCGGGTAATTTTACCACTACTATTTCTATATCATTCATAAATTGTAATAAGGCTTTTTTATAAGTTCTTCCATGGTCGTGATGGTCTCTACCTTCATTGGTGGCTCTACGATTGGCTCATTATCTGATTTGGGTTCTTCACCCTCTTTATGTAGGATGATCCCATGTTTCTTATAATCAGCATTCAATGATGTTTCTAGATCGTCATGTGTTTTAAAGAAAATTCTCCAGAAGGGGATAGGGATTAGAATATTCAAGGCCATTCTTCGATTGCTACATGTTTGACACGGTTCTAGGTTACCTGTTATGAGATATGTTATAGGCCCGATAAATTTTGAATGTAATGTAGCAGCTATGAAGTCACCCAGACCATAACCATATCGAAATTTTAACACAGGGTTAAAACCTTTTGTCTTACTTAAATACAGCTTTATGTTTCTCATAAATTTCTTCTTTCGTTTCTATATTATTTTCTTCCTTTAAAGACTTAACCAAGTTGTCGTAATAATCAATAAGAGGCATGATATCATCACACATATTTTTGAAATTATCATCAAAACATTCTAATTTTTCAGATATTTTATGAATTTGTTTGATGCACAGAATATGGCTGATCTCATTAGAATATAGAGCCTTCATTTTATCAACAAATTCTTCCTCGATATGAAAAGCATTCAATTTCTTGGCTTTGAGAGGTCTTACACAACCAGAAAGGAAGTCACCATCCCAAAATGATGTCATGGGATCGAATTCATTCCCCAAATCTTTTATTTTTTTGATGTGTGGAGGAACAACCTCACAATACCCTAAAAAAACATCACCATCGTTGAAAATTGCTATCATAATATTTCTGTATTTACCCAAACATCAGAAACCATCTCAAATTTGAAATTTTTACTTTTTACAATATATACATCATTTTTTGTAAAATCTACGATCCAATACTGTGATCGTGGATAATCCTGATAAGGGCCATCTACAGTAGAAATAAATTCCCCACTGCTACTATATAACAGAAACGATATATTGACTATAGACTTAGGTAGATATTCAGAAACCGGAAAATTTGCATTTATATACGTCTGGGCGATCAAAGAAAGATTTTGATCGGCAATAGTATCTAAATAATAATTTTTTAGAGATACATTAGAATCCGAAACAAAATTTATAGGATATTGGACCGTTATTTCAGGAGTATTCCAATAAGAACTCAAAAGAGTGACTGCTGTAAATGCTTCCTTATAACCAGATACATCATTGTAAACATTTCCTATATTAATCAAAGATTCTGATATATTTAAAAAATCGTTAAATTCTTTATATATGTTAGGATTATCTAAAAAGAATATAGATGATACGCCACAAAGTTTATCATCTAGATTGATAAAATTGTAGTTATATTTTCCTAACGAGTCACCGACACATTCGTAATCTAATATTTCATAGGTATAATTCATTTTATAAATTCCTTTCGAACGTCCAAGAACAATCTTTAACAGTATACATCATACCTTTTAATTCTCGTTCATATACATCTTGAAAACGACTATTGATCGTTGCCTGTATATATCGATTTGTTGAATTTGTATTCGTTTCTGGATATCTACATGACACTGTTGCACATGATTGACATGCCCCACCAGCACAACCACCGCATGACTGTTGTTGTCCTCTGCACGATGTCGAACCCCTACCTACACGGTTTTGACACCTTACGCACCCCGTAGCACTGTCTTGTGAATAGCATCCGGCAACTTCGTTAGAGTTTTGTACGAAACTATCATTAACCACATCTTTGATTGTATTTGTGTAGTAGTATATTATAGCTCTTTGATTTTCTATATGGTTAGGAGCAATGGTTGGATCTGGTAAAATAGGATATAGATCATTGAAAGAACTAACAATTATATTTAAAGTGCTCAATGCTATCGGATACCTATAAACCGTTGGGTGGATAAAAACTATAGGTTTGATCCACTTTGCGCTATTGGTGGATACCAATGTTCTCATAGTTTCCCAATTAGCACTATAAGTCTGCGTGGTTGTTATTAATGATTTGAATCTATCTTTATGGGTTACATAGAATTCCATCAAAGGTTCAAATAAATTATAGGCACTTACGTGCAGACCATATGTGAAAGCATCCAACCCCTTAAATGATAGATTTATAGATGATAGAGTATTACCAATATCTTCGGTGTTTATAATAGGTGATAATGTTAAATTCATATTAATGTCCAGACATTGTTAATATTTATATATTCTACTTTTATGTTTCTAGGTATAAACCCATCGGACATATATCTACTATAATTCAGATTCAAGGTCGTCTGTCCCCCTAACGATCTACATGTTACCGATCCTGATTTACTCTCACCTCTCACATCGCAATTGTTACATAGGTTGCAACTTGGTATATCTTTTTTACCATCAGCATCCGGGTGATTACATTTCACCTGACCTATATTGCATCTACCACAGCTTATACCACGAGAACTGTAGATATAACAGCTTTCATAATAACTTCTCTGGAATTTAAAGTCGAAATTCACATTTTTGAATAGGTTAATACAAACAACTAGTTTTTGATTCATGTAGAAATCCGTGGGTGGGAAAACATAATCTAACCAATTTTTGATAACAACCGTTTCGTAGTTGTTTGTATAAGAATACCAATCATCCATAACAATTAATTTCGGATATATAATTTCTAAGGGAGTTTGCCAATAAGAACTTGTAGACTCTACCGTGGAATACGCACTATTCCAACTAGCACTTAAAGTGTGGATATTATCGAAGGCTTTTAAAATATTTGCGCTATTTACCGTAAACGTGGTATATATGTTATAAAAATCGTTGGCATATGTTTCTAAATTTAGTAAACTAGAAGACAATCCAGAGAAATTCGCATTCATTATTTGATACGAATCACCCAGACATAAATTTTCATCTATTAGATAAACATTTGAACATGCATCGTTTGCGGATATATTAAAATCGGTTAATTTTGACATATTATACCCATTCTATTTTATTCAACCCACTATAAGATGGGATGATTTTCTTAACAACATTTTTTAACGATTCCTCGATAATTAATTTTAAAGAGTTGTCAACTTCCATATTATGAATATTTATGTTGAAGTGTCTACTTTTCAAACCAGTAAGTTGCATCTTGTACCACTTATCAACACATTCGATGAAATTCCTCTCACCCGTTGGCATGTTCCAATGTAATGGGATAGGTTTTACCGAATATGGAAATGTGAAGTATAATGCTCTAATCTGGTTAGATGTAAGTGCCTTAGAATATATACGTAGATCCGAAACCTTACCTATAAATTTATATGAATTGTTAATTCTGATCACATCATTCAATATTTTATTTTTAACCGTATTGGCACCCAACAGAAGCGGAGATCTATAAGAAAAAGCTAATTTATATATATATTTATCAAATTTTACAGAGTCCACCAATATACTATCTATGTAATAACTTGCTTCACCTTTAAGAGTATCGAATGCAAAGGTAAACATGTGCCAACCTTTGTATAAATTTTTCGCTGTGTGCTTCAATGTTATATTTCTATTATCGGTTCCATCCAACTTGGAAATTTTGAATTTCCATGCCAATGATTTATCGGAGTAGCCATATTTTCTGAGATATTGGTATCCGGTAAAATCTCCTTCGGCATAGTATTTAAAATCGCCAGAATCTTTTCCATCTCGCAAATTCATTTTAGATAACATATCACCATTTTGATTGATTATGTAAATTTCATTATCAAAATTATCAACAATGACCGCCAAATCTTCGGAAATTTTTCCATTAGGAACTTTCAAGAAGTCTATCGTTCTGAATTTATCAGGAATACTTGCCAATACGCACGGATCTTCTGGTAAAGATGATCGAGTCCCTATTCTTAAACTAAAGGTGAATGCATCAATAGAAGTATTTAATTTTGAAACCGTATCTTGCCCATGTAAAATCCATAGATTGTCTAGAGCATCAAATAATATTTCTTGAACAAGTCCTACATTACCATATATCTGTTTATTCTTATATAGATTTCCACCAACAATTTCCCATAGATTATTAGAACTATCTATATCAGCAAATGATCCATAACAATCAATTAAATTATCATTCAAATCAATCTGGAAAGAATTTCCGGTTATAGATCTTGTATTTGTGTAATTTCCATCACTATCCAGAACCAATATATTATGATTGTCTTTATCATATAAATACAAACTCTGGGCGGAATCTATTTTTACTTGTGTGATGGTACTCAATGTGGGTGATATGTCAGAGGTTGGTATAACATCCAAAAGTTTTCCTTCAATGTCATATCGTCTACCTATCAAATTAATACAATCAAAAACCCAATAATCGAAATTAGGCAATTTTTGTATAATTCTATTTTCTTGATCATCAAGAGGTTCAAACATCACCTCATCAATTTCTAACATTCGGTAATTATATGTAGATATTTTTCCTGCGGTGTTTTCAACTATGGTGAACAGTGGTGATGGGTATGCAGAACTATTAACAAATCCATATCCACCGTTGTAATAATTTCCGAAAATTTGTTCACCTTGTATATCAGACCAATCATCTACATTAACCCAAAGACTCGTTGTGAATTCGGTATCGTTTAATAGAATATTATCAGACGAAAATACTGCATGGTTTTCACCATCCATAACCCAATAATCCCCTTTGAAGTTATCAAAATTATTGTAGAATACTAACCCATCGTGTTTATACGGAGTCTCATCGAGAAGAGGATCAGAATTCCATTTTTTAATATGTAATATTTTTCCACCAAGTTCCATCGATGGGTCAAAATCAAAACTTTTTATATAGTCATCCACATCGTACTGACCAATTCTCATATATGAATATCGAATTCCCGGTTCGAAATACATGGTAGATATATCATCCCACATATTAGTGGATATATTTCTATGTTTTGGATTGTAGACAACATTTCCAGCCGATATAGCTTGATCTAATGTGTAATACGCAGAATTATAAAACCTATCCATCCAAATAGAATCGCCTAAATGATTGCCACTCAACCAAGAACATGCCCATGTTCCATCAAATTTCTTGATGGTTGATGATGTTGCCAAGAATTCGGAATAGTCTATATTATTAACAAAAACTTTATCAGAATCAAATGGTATTTCACCGCTTTTGGCACCATCTTCGATTAACCCAGAATCCCCGATATATATTCTCGGTGCATTGAATGGATAGAAAAATTTTGTATTTTTATTTGGGTCGAAAATTTGTTCGGAAGTCTTTCCTCGGTAGCCCAAAAAAACATTATCATTTCCGCCATATTGATTACTACCAGTAAAAATCTTATCGTAATCTCTTCGGGTGGATGAGTTGTTTAGATATGTCTCAGACCCTTTACTATAGGCATATTCGGGCGTTTGGTAGTTTTTAAGACCGTTGATATATAAAGGGTATCCATTATCAGTTTTATATTCGTAGGGAAAAATAACCAGATAATTTTGTTTATATTCTAGGTCGTCTATTCGTTTCAGAGATTCGGTTGATGTGATAGGGTTGTTTTCATACGTGACAACCGAGGTTTCTAACAATCCATAGTTGTTTAAAGCATCTGTAAATGCATACATTTTTAAAATGTATAATGACGAGTTTGATGAGAATGTATTGTAGTTATAAGAACTAACTGATAGAGGATTTGTAGAAACTACGATTTTAGACCGATTGTAACCATATGGATAAAGATATAGTAAATTATCATTTAAATTATAATCAAATTTTTGTAAATTTGAATCTGATATTATTTTTGGGATAAATGATAATGTATCATCTGTTGGGTTATGTGTTAGATAAAAGTTCCTGTTATTTTTTATATGTAAATAATCAGAAACCTTTAAAAATGTTAATGTATCTGGGATATCCGCTACAGTTTTGTTGGTGAAGTGTAGATTATTCGATGATGCGGAAATAACAAAATTATTAGATGTTGTTATGGGCGAATCCATATTTGAAAAATTTAACTTTGATATGACATCAGATGATTCAAAAATCTCTGAATTGGATCGGAGACTACTTAACAACAATCCACTTTTATTATTGAATGAGAAATCTTTGGCACCTGACAGAACGTTATATATAGACAATTTTAAACCATTATCTAAACAAACACTAGTACATTCCAAATTGGACTCCTGAGATACAGGTGAAAATTTGAAAAATTCTAGGTTTACCGACGAAAATGAATTATATGATGAAACGATCACTTAACTATTTATAGGGCCAATGTGATTTTAAATATATAAAACATTGGTGATTCGAGATGTGATTAATGGTTGGTTAGGCAAAACCAAGTTTAAACTATCAAGTATCATCGTATTTTTGGTTTTCACATTCCACGATAACAAATTTACATCACTCAGGCTCGATGTGCTAAATACCAAACTTATATTAAAATTAGTAGTATCTTGATTATAGCAGACCTTTAGGCCATCCACGGTAGTAATAGGCTCTGATACGATATCGAATGCTAAATGACGTTTTTTGTCATATAGGTTGTTCAAAATATCAAATTCATAAATCTCAAAATTGAATTTATTATCGAGTGCAGACATTCCTCCAAAAAAAGTGTATATTTTTTGGGTCGGTTCGTCGAACCAATAATCCAAACTACAATTCTTCGGTATTGTATGAGAATTGTTATAATTTAAAATAGGAACAGGAATATTATCATCGTTGATGTAGAATTTATCGATAAAAAATGCACTGATTGTTTTTACCAATAAAACATCTTGAATAACATCTAAATCCTTGATGTGGTTGTCGGTTATATTGGAATACAAATCATAATCAATATTTCGGTATTTTATCCCAAAACTTGATAGGGCTATGTTACATGATAATATTTTACCATCCGAAGATCTATACCAAGATTCTCCTATATTGTTTTGTTTTTCGTATATTGTCATATTATTCTATTGTCATGTATTCTAACAGTTCTGTTAATAAGTTTAACATTTCTTCGGTTTTTATGAAGTTGGTATCATCAATATTATCACCTTTATACACACCAAATTCGTTTCCGTATATATCACTTTTCCACTGAACCAAAACACCTCTATTTACCAAGAATGTTTTAATTTTCTCTAGTAGAACTTCGACTGTTAGTTCATTTCTAAGAGTTAGATTATAAGAAGGATCGTTCCATTTTGCAGGATCGGCTGGATGCCATAATTGTAAATCGTCTCCTTGTCTAGAAAGGCCGAAGTAATTTTTACCTTTGTTTTCGTAATCAGTCTGGTAAGGAAGCAATTTTTGAATCCTTTGTGGGTTTTTAATGATTCCGGCCCTATTGTTGTTGAAATATGACTCAGATATCCATCGATTATCTAATTCATCCAATTCCGAAATGGTGACCTGATCGTTTTTGGTTAATCCTCGATTACGGTTTCCATATTTGTTCAAATCATAATATAATCTTTCGGCGGATAATCCATCAACAATGGTTAGTTGTGAACTGGTTATTTTATAAGTGTACCCTCTACCAAGATAATGAGATGTTCCCAAATTTTCTGGTAATAGATAATGACCTACAGATTTTTCGGTGATACAATTTTTTGGAAATTCTTCAATCGCGATTGTTGGAAAATGGACGTTTGTTAAATTATTATATGGGTTGGTTGGGTCGATATAATAACCCGTTAAGAATGTAACAAAACTATTAACATCTCGATTACTATAATATAGGGGTTGAGAATATTTAAAAGGTTTTCGAGCGTAGTAATTATATTTAGCAGGTTTAAATTGTGAGTATCCTTCTAGAACCAAATCACTGTCCTCAAAAGTTGGTATTGAAACCCGATCTATGGTTCCATTCTTTAAAATTTCTGATAAATTGGAAGTATTGGTTATGAATTCTAATTTTTTCCATCGATTTACCTTAGTTGTGATAACAAAATCTAAAGGTTGATCCCATGAAAATTTATATAAATCTTTTCGATTATATGTTATTAGAGAATCGTTCTCCAAAATCATCGGAGATACATTTGGTTGAGTTATTGGGGTATATTCTTCAAAATATCTAATATGTCCACCAAATATATTAGTTTCTTTATTGAATCGATTTTCAATGGTTTTATCGGAATATGCTTCACCCCAGAAAGGTTTAGCCCCAAAATTCAGACCTATGGATGTTAATGAGAATGTATTGGTTGTGTAATCCCACCCATCCAATTTAAAATTAGTTGTGAAATTTATAGCAATGTTTGTGAAATCTGAATAACTATCGAATCCTCTATATGTAACAACGTCTTGATGGACATATGATAAGAAATCACCCGCTCTTATTATCAAATCACTAACTTCACCATTTCCGGACCAGTTGCCATTTGCATCGCGAACCGCCTTCATCCATCTTGGTGATATAGGTCTACATCCATTAATTTTTCTTGATATGTGTTCAACGAAAGAGTTTATATCTCCATCGCCATATATCATATATCGTTGTAGGTTAAAATATGTTTGAATAGAATCTGTGGAAATTTCTTCCATAAGATTATTTAAATTAGCCAATTCACCAAAGTCTACGGAATGGATTTCCACACCCATAGATTTTACGAAATTTGCATATTCGATTACACCAGAAGGTTCGTACGAATCTGAACCATCACTGATTATTAATATTTTTTTAGATGCGTCCGGTCTAGGCACGTTGAAAGATTTTGCAGATGAACCACTATTTATAATGGTTGATGCTAAGGACTTACATAATTTTGAGAAATCTGCATATTCATCAGATCCTGTGGGTATGGGGGTGGTTAAGATATAGTAAGCCATTTCTAGGGCACCTTTAATGTTTGTGGCGTAATCCGGATAAATAGATTTGATGGAAACTTGATTTATATAGAAATTCAACACATCGGAATCTTTACTTAAATATCCAACAACAATTGTATCATTATCGAATGCAATAATCGATACTTTGGTGGTTGACCCTACGGAATATGCTATTAATTTTTTGGCCAATAACTTTACAACATCCTTAGCATTGCCAAAAACATTTTCTTGTGTTTTGGAAATATCCCAAAGAATGACTATATCGCTTTTACCCGGATAACATAACCCAACAATTTTTTTGTAGGGGTACTTAACCACAAAATATGGTGCCGGATCATCAGTTGTATTATCTCGTCGTTGTGATGATCTATAGTACGTATAACGCTTCCCGGTTTTAAGGACCATTCGTTGACCATTACCGGTTTTCCAAAACCCATCACCCCAACCAACCTTAGAATCCCCTGAAGTTATTTTATAGAATGAGAATTGTGGACTATTTTTTACGGTTAAGTTTCGGGTATCTTTCCAACTATTGAGGGCAAAATCTTCACCAACACCATCA